CCTCAAGAAGATCAAAGAAGTTTCTTGCTGCTTCATTAAATTCTTCTCTAGCATTTGCAGTATCCTTTTTAGCCTGCTCAGTTTTAGTTGCTTTTTGTTTAGATTCTTTAGCTTTCTTTGATGTTTTAGTAGGTTCCTCAACAGCACCACCATATTCATTAAATACATCTTCAGTTTCTACACCACCTACTCCACCAGCAAATGGATCTTCATCTGCACCTAATATTTCATTAGTAGTTTCAACAGGTTCAGTTTTTGCACTGTCATTATTTTGAGGTTGAACTTCAGGTTCAACTTGTGGTTGTTGTTTTCTTTGAGTTAAACCAATATCTTGTCCTTCTGCAGCAGCTATAATGGCTTGATCTGCTTCGCTTAACTCTTGAGATGCAATATTAGCTTGAGTAGGTCTAGCTGTTCTCCTTACTTGAGGAGTAGGTTTTTGCTCAACTTCTGGCGCTGCTTGTTGCTCAGTACGCATTGGGCCGGTAGGAGCAGTGACAGGCTTAGAAGGGACAACAGGTTTAGATGCTGTTTGTTGTTCAGTAACCCCTAGTGCACCTTCTGCAGCTTCTTTACTTTCAGCTTTTTTAGTTTGATATAAATCAAACATTTCACTAATAAGAGTATCTCCTTGATGTTCATGAATATTTCTTAAAGCAGTAAGTCTTAATTTCTTAGATTTCTTATAAGGTTTAGTCTTACCTAGCTCTATTATATTCTCTCTTTCTACTTCCTCAGTAGGAGTAATTCTACCATTATCTATACCATGAAATGAATTTAAGATCTCTCTATTCCTCTCTAGCATTAATTCTGCTAATATACTATCTTCTGTAGCTTTATTAAGACCAGATACGTGTTCGTTCATAGTAACGAACTGCATAGCTGTATCTACATTGTTAATAGTGTTAGCATTATTTTTATACCAAGATGGCATACTCTTTAGAATAGATTTCTTTCTAGCATTTAGACGATATTTCATATCCTCTAATTTAGCTAAAGAGTATTGATTACCTCTGAACTCAGATTCATTTTTACTTTCATTCAATTGATTTATTGCTGTATCAATCTCGGTAATCATATTGTTCATGATATTCAAATGTCTTTGCCTATCATAAATTTCTCTTAATTCATCTTTAGATACAATTTCATCTTGAGTAGTAGCTGTATCATTAATTTGTCTATAAGCACTATCTATAGCAATTGTTAGGCTTTCCTCTGATATAGGATCATTTACAAAATTATTCTTAGCATTATCTAATTCTTGTCTTCTTACTCTGGCATTTTGAATAGAAGAAGTGTACTCTTTTTCTGCTTGCATTGCAAGACCAACAAGTGTACCATACTCTTCTGTATCTTCTTCAATGTCCATAGTCTTAGCTAAGAATTTCATTTGTTTACTCTTAGCTAAAGAAAAAGCTCTAGATGCAAATCTAGCTTCTTCTAATGCATCCTCTCTGTTAAATCCTTCTGGTAAGTTTTCTGTTTTACCATCAGCCAACATACTCCAAGCATTTACAATCTCAGCTTCATGCCCTTTTAGTTTACCACTAGCATAAGTTATTGCTTTTTCCATCTCTTCCTTAGAATTGATTTCATTTGCAGCTAACTCATTTACTCTATCCATCCCTTGTGTATCTTTCACAAGAGAATAAGTACCTCTAGCATTAACAGCACCTTGAATAGGAGATAATATGCTTGCAGCAGCTCCTAATTTAACATTATTCCAATATTCTGTATCATTTTCATATAATGGATTTTGATAACCAAATGGACTTCCTAATATGTTAGCTACAGTAGTAGCTTTTTCTTTGTATGCTCCTACTAAGGATGATGCCAATCCTTCTAGGTCTAAATCAGAACTATCAAAATCTCCACGCTTATATGCTTGACCTGTAGTATATTGTGAACCTTCCTCAATTGCTTCATTAAATGCAGTTGCAGCATTACGCAATGCTAAATCCGTTCCAACATATGCTGCTTTTGCGGCTCTATTAGCCCATTTTTTTGTTGCAACATCAATTGCATTTCTACCTAATACATATTTGGACATTTTCTTTTTAGCTTGACTAGCAGCTAACTCACCTAACCCTTCAACAGGGTTCATTCCGAATGCAACTGTATTAAGACCTTTGCCAATCCAACCATCTGCAATTTTTCCAAAGTATGGAACCATAAGAGCATCCTCAGCTAGGTTACTAGCCCAAGTGATGGCCATATTTTGAGCAAAATCTCTATCTAAACCTTGTCTAGCTTGAGATATAGCTTCATTTAAAGATTGATCTTCTACTTGTACTTGACCATCAAGAATTTTTTCAAACAGTTTATCGTCAGTAAGTTTACTGAACTCTTCTGGTAAATCTTGTGATCTAGCAGCATTAACTACAGCTTGTACAGAACTACCGCTTTGACTTAATATATTAGATACTCTATCTCTATAATCATCTGATACGTTAGCATTAGCTTCATTCTCAGCTTGCTTATAATTAGAATATATCATCATAGCAGCATTACCAAGATCTAAAGCAATACTTAATGCTCCTGTTGCTGCACCAATAGCACCACCAGCAAGAGTACCAGCACCGGGAGCAACACTACCAGCAGCAGCACCAGTCAATGCCATAGTGCCTGCTTTTAACAGACTCTTTGTCATTACACTCTTTAATGCTGTAGTAGCATATGGAGCTATTTGCCACATCCAAGCAGAAGAAGAAGAACCTACGGCAGATGGTACAGAATATATCCATTTACTTGGTTCTGTCCATTTAAACTCACTATTCTGTTCCATAGCTCTCTGGAAACGTTCATCTACTTTATATCTAGCAATATCAGCCTCATCTGTAGCTATATCATCGTATAGTTCTTGAGCTCTATCTTTATATGATTGTAATTGCTGTTCTTGCTGTGTACGTATTTCTTGAGCATTACTTAAATCAGGTGACACACCTAATGCGTTTAATCCTTGTTTTGTCTGATTCAACTCATTATCTACTTCCTGTAATCGAATAGCTATGGCATCTGCCTCATTGCTATCTTGAGTAGTAGATAATTGGTTAAGAAGAGAATTCTTCTCAGACATTAAATTATCATATGCAGAAAATAGATTAAGATTGCTATTAAACTTGTCTATATTTGGTAATACTTCTCTACGTAACACACCTCTAGTATTTGACAATTGCGCTTCATTCATATCACGAAGCATTGCCTTTGCAGAATTAAACACTAATTCTGGAGTACTAAGATCATTAGAACTTTCATCTAGAGTGCTTTCTGTATCTAAATCTTTATTATAACTATCTTTGTTATAACCAGCTAAGTCCCTAAGCACCAAAGTAGGATCTACAGTAGATCCTACTCCAATACTTGAAGCATTAGAACCATCTAGATATCTTTCGTAATTTTGTTTACGAAGTCTAGTGGCTAATGATATATCTTGTATATTATTTTTACTGTCCATAGATTAATTCTTCATTATCTCCTCTGTAAGCAGCATTTAATTTAGAACCCATTTTAGTATATTGGAATTCTTCTAAGTTAGCTCTTTCCCTAGTTTGCTGATTAGTAAGTACTTGACGCATAACAGGTACCTCTACATAAATACCATCATACTGAATAGCTGCAGCATACTGAGGATCTGATAACCATCCACTACTTTGTATCTCTCTGTATGCAGCATTTTTATCACTACCAAATTTGATATTAGGTTTCTTAACAATGTCTCCAGAAGGACTAGGTAATCTACCATTTAATGTTGATAAGAACTTATTAAAGTCTTCATTTTTAATTAGCTTTTCAGGGTCAGTTTCTCCAAAGTCGTAGCCATTATCAATGAAGTATTGTACTGGAACATATGCTTTATATTCTTGAGTAAATTGCTCATCACCGGGAATACCATTTTCAATAAGTACTTTATTAGTAGGTGTAACTCCCACATTAGGAATATTACCAGCAATAAGGTCTCTTTCAAATTTAACTCGATTTGGGTTCCAGTTAGCTTCATTAACGCTTAAACCAAACTTAGAGTTGATATATTGTTCAGGTGTCATCATTCCATAAACGCTATTACCAGAATAAATTGGAGTACCTGCTAATCCTCTAACCATAGAAGATTTATCAAGCATTGCGTCATTAATAAAGTTTGCTTGTGAACCAATATCTGTAGACAATCTTGATACAATGCCATATGCACTCTTGTTTCTATTTAAAGGTAATTGAGTGCCATTTTCATCCACTCTGTTAATATAGATATCTCTATATTTACTATCAGGAGCAAATGTCTTTTGGATTCTATCAAACTGTGAATTATAAGTTAATTTGTTTCCTCTTTCAGATGTTTGAGGGCCATATGGTCTATTCATAAGTGTAGCAGCAAGCTTTGTAGTAAATTGTACTGGAGAACCTTGAGCGTTCTCTGCAGCTTTCAACTGTCTACGATATGCTTGCTCAGCAGCCATCTTAGCATACTGATTAAGCTCTCTTGTTGGTCTAATAGTTCTATCAATATTGGAATCAATAATTTGTTGCCTAAACCAAGCTTGAGCTTCTTCATCTGTAGCTCCAGTTCTTTGCTTAAATAACTGCATATGCTTCTGTGCTTCTGGAGTACTAACAATATCATTATAGTGAGCATCTGCTACAGCTTCAATATCTTCCTTTGAATTTCCAAAGTAATCGTAACCACCTTTTGTATACAGATATCCTCTTTGCAATTTAGCATAATACGGATCGGATAACTCTCTAACATCCTTATATGCTAAAGGAGATACATCATTATAAATTCCAGAAGTAAGTGTATCGTAGTTAGCAAAATCAACTCCATGCCACATTTCATTAAACTTACCAGCAGCTGCTAACTTCTGATTCATTTCCATTCTTTGTAGCATACCCTCTCTACTTTGCTTTAAAGTAGCTAATTTATATCTATCTACATTGTTGATTAAAGAATTAATCTGAGCTCTACCTTCTGGAGTTTTAAGCGAATCAATATTTTGTGCTAATTTATCAATAATAGGTTTAGCTTTACCCATCGTTTCATCGTACCAAGCCTTAGTATCTTTTTCTGATGGTGATCTAAAATCAGACCATTTATCCAGAGCACCAGATAAATCTGCAATAGCTTTATCTACTCTAGCATTTGCTTCTTTACCTAGAGTATATAATTGCTGGAATGGTAGAGGAACATATGTATTTATGAACTGCGCTTCTGCAGGACGATCATATCTATTTACCATAATTATTTTTTATAATATTGTCTATTCATCTGTTGAATTAACTCTGTAGGATTACCATATGCTAAGAAATTAGCTAGATATGGGTAAACCATATTATCTCTTGCTGCTTGATTCTTCATCTGTCTGTTTACTTGAGACCACTGTCCTAATTGACTAACAGCAGCAGTACCGAAGCTTCTAGCAGCTGCCCTATTTTTAGCATTCAAATCATTTGCAAGAGTTCTACTTTGAACAAACTGTTGGCCTAAGTTATTTAAAGTATTAGCATATTCCCCTAAATAGGCATTATCAGCATTTTGTTTAGTAGCATACATGTTAGCATTAGCAGCATATTCATCAACAGCAGCTTGAGTTCTTGCAGCCAAATTAGCTCCAGTATTAGCATTAATGTTAGCTAAATTGTAATTAGAGATAGCTCTTGATCTTGAATTAGCCAATCTAGCTGGCTCGATATTCATTTTACGTCTAGCCATTGTACTTCTAACTGCTCCTGCATAGGGGTTCAATGCTAATGGCTCTTCTTCAGGACCTCTTAATGATTGTAAAGCATTATATACTGTAGGAGCTAATGATAACCAATCAGGTGAGTAGTTACCTGATTCTTCATTCACTTGGTTTTTATAATCCTCATATATTTTATTAGCTTTTTTTGGGTCTATTCCTTTAATAACATCATCCCAGTCTATCTTCATAGAAGTGTTTACTCTAGGTTTCTTTGTCGGTAATAAATTATTTGCATCTGATTTCTTTATCATTTTACCATTTGAGTAAACAAATTCATCTTTTTGTGGTGTTGTATTGGTTTTAGGACTAGAGGTTTTTATGACTGGTTTGTTAGATACATTGATGTATGCACTTGTTACAGTTGGTGATGGAGTAGCTGGTGGAGTAGGAATATCAATAGAAATTGGTTCGTCATTTGTATAAGTAATAGCATCTGTTTGGTTATTAGGAGAATTATATCTATATGCTCTTCCAGGAGCTGGACCAGCCATAGATTCAAATCCTTCTGTCCAAGCACTTGGAGCATTAGATGGAGTGGCTTTACCAGTTTCCCCAGCAATCTTTAATGCAGAAGTCCATCTAGGGTCCCATTGTTGTACTGGTAATGCTTGTACAAGCTCTCCTGCAGCTTCCCTTCCAGTTTTTCTAGCAAGTGCTGATGGCATAAACCACTTCTTCCAACCATTTGTACCATCCTCATACGCAGGTATACCTTTTACTTTGGGTTTGACTCCTTTTACAGCTTTTACTGCTTCTTGCTCTGCTAATAGTCTGTTATATGCTCTATTAGCATTTATTTTATTCAATTTGTTTGTATTTTCAGCAAATATGTCTTTGCCTTTGCTAGGTTTTGTCATCTTAGATAATATTTGTCCTTCCTTAGCAAATGTACGTTTTGTTCCTGGTCTTTTAATTTTATCAGATAATACAGATTCTAAATTAGAAGCATCAATTAGATGATTATCTGTACCCGGTTGAGTATTTGGTACCTGAGAAATATTACCATAGTCATCTCTAACTATTTCGTTATTATCCAAGTAAGCTAAGTCTGGGAGTATTCCACCATTCTCAAATGTATAAGCTAGAGTATTATCATCCCAATATTCTGACTCAGCTACTGCAGCATTATTCATTCCTAATTGGGATTTGTTTAATGTCTCTTTTCTACGTTTCATTTCTTGCATTTGTTTCTTACGTTTGATCGATCCTATCAATCCAGTAACCAATCCTAATCCACCACCTACAGCAGTACCTATTGGACCAAATGCAGTGCCCGCACCAGCCAAAGAAGCAGTACTACCTAAAGTACTACCCACTACATCCCCAGTTGAACCTTCTGTCGATAAACCAGAAATGGCAGAGCCAATAACATTAGCCCCACCAAGGTAATTAGACAACTGATCCATGCCAAATGCGTATGCTGGTACAGTTTGTTTTTTATTCTTCTTTTTCATATTATATCATTGAATGTCTGTAAGCTGTACTAATATAAGGTACCTTGAATGTATTGCCATCATTACAATCGTATTTGTAATGACACACTAAGTATTTACCTTTCATCCTATCTTTATAGGATTTATTAGCCAGTTGTTCAACTTCATTTAATTGTAAACTATTACGTGGTATGCAGAATTTATAAGTATCTTCTCTATAATCTATGTTATCCTGAGTAAGAGTATAACTTGTTTGCCTCTTTGTTTCAAAATAGATATTCCCAAAGTTTGTGCCATGCGTAAAATCTCCACTATATTCTACATTGTCGAATGTTTTTGTTTGTGGATAATCCGCATTTACTACAAATTGTATTGAAGATATCTTAGCTTTAGCATCATCTAAATTAGTCCCCTCTCCACCATTGTACTTAAATAGTTTAAGATTCTTGAATATAAATAAGTTATTACTAAATTCAGCATAGTAATCTGGATTATACGTGTAGAAAGAAGTAAATGCTCCTAATTGTTCATTGAAAACTAATGTTTTATTTTCTAGAGTAAACAAAACTTCATTATACTTCTTATCATAAACTACAATGGGATCTTTTTTAAATGAATCTTTATTCTTATTTAAATAAGATTGAACTCCTTTCAATTTAGATACTGTTTGTAATTGACCATTGAACCCGCATATCTCATTACGTTTACTATCATACCAGTATACAGTACTATCTGATTGAGTGTTTGCTCTTAACTGGTTTGGACTTTCACCATTCATTGTAGTAAAGTAATCATACCTATCTAGTATGCCACCAATACCTAGAGTAAGAGCACCAGGGTTATTATCAGTTATAATAGAACGTTCATTCACTGCAACTGTGCCAAAAGCGTCTGTTTGCCAGAATACTAAATTGTTTTTAAACAACTTCATATCATTAATTGGACCAAATCTAGTATCCACATCTAAATAATTGGCTACTTTAAATTTTGTCCATGAGTCAGTAACCTCATTATTTGTTTTAAGTTCTGAAGATATGATACGAGTATCTGTTAACAAATTATCTATATTGTAAATAGATTTAGCTACAAACTTTTTTGCATTTGGTTGAGCAGAGTACGCATCATTATATGCATATGATGGGGTATTCTGAGTATACAAATCACCAACAGTAATTATATCATCTTCTACAAAATGATTAGCATAACCATCACCAGCTTGATAAGTTCTATTTATAGATGAATCAGAGTGGGTTAATGCTAGGTTAATACTTGATTCGCATGGTATAAAAGCTCCTAAGAACAATCTATTTGCTTTATTGTTGTAGTAATCGTCTGCATTATAACTAAACATACAGTTATTATAATCAAATATATTTAGATAGGTATCACCACCATAACATAGTACTGTGGAAACACTAGATTCAGCACCAGAACCAGTAGTAATATATACAGAGTTTTGTATAGCAGAGTATGAATTACCACCATAAGCATTTACACTTTGTTTTATGTTACATAAGACAACTGCATTTACATAACCATCATTTGAAGACCCTGATGCCAAGGCTATATTAGAAATCATATTATCGCTTTTGAATATAGCACAAATACCATGTGGACCATATTTTCTAACATTGTTTGCATCAGTCTTATCTACTTCACCGTCTCCTGCGGTTCTAATATTATCCCACACCCAGTTGTAATAAACTTTATCACCAATAGAAACTGCTTCAGCATTATACCAAGGTTGATCACCATTTGTTAACCAAGGACTACTGGGTCCTGCATATTTTGCACTTTCTATTGCAGCAGATTGAACACCATTTTCAACATATAAACCATAGTATTTAGCAAGCAATGCTGAATAAAAATCATCATTGTTTATTACTATAGCTCCATTAGCCACATAACCATTACTAGGTTGACCACCTAATGATTTAGTTGGTTTTATTGTGGAACCATCATACTTTATAGATCTAGCATTTGCTAATACTTTTAGAGAACCATCTGTAATACCCCAATCACCATCCGCAGTAATAGGAGACGTCATAACCCCTACCTTTTCAACTGTTTGAAATTTATCAATTAACACATCTGCATTTTCTCTGTTAATTGCTATCTCTGGAGACACAAACATGAAATAGTTGTTAGATTGTGTATTTGACAAATTAAAGGTATATTGGAAATCTCCATTGTTGTGAGTCTTTGCATAGTAACCGTGCTTGTTTGAATAAGCTAGATATGGGAAAGGTGTTAAGATGTTAGAATCTCTATCATAATTTGTAATACAACTTACTACACCTTGCGCTAATATGGTTCTATCAGACAGTGTTCTTTCACATCTAACTATTTCATATCTTACTACATCTGAAGGTAAATTCTTTACTTCAAATTCAATACCAAGTGGTTTAGTAACAACTGATAAATTAGATCCATAATCACTAGCTTCATTAGAAGTAAAGAACTTATAACCCGTATCTTTATTAGACGGCATTCTTATATCACCTATCCAATGTACAGGGGATGCTAAACCTTGTTTATTGTATAATACAATACCAAATCTATAGATTTCATCCCTCATATATCCTTTTACTTTGGATTCTATTTCAGCATTAGAATAGTTTGGTATTTTGTTACCAGATGATAAGCTTATTGTATTTGATTTATCATTACCTTCATAGTTGATACCTAAACTAGTAAGTGATCTTGAAGAAGAATTGAATGTAAATTCTTCGTTTATCATTCCTCTAGATGTGGTAGATGCATCTTCTAGTAAGTCCGTAGTAATGAACCTATATGATACATTTTTACCCTTTCCACCTTGTATATATCCTCCTGTTGGGGAAGTAGTGTATTTATAAGCACTACCATCAACATTAAATGGGCATATACAATCATGATCCTTTGGTATATTTGTAGTGGTTAACGCAGATAAAGCAAAATTTAATGAAGAACCAGAATTAGATAGTAATAGTACATTACCAGAAGAATTAGCTCTAAACGCTCTGGCATCATATTCTACATCCCATGTTTCCTCAGTAAGATTAGCAGCGAATAATCTATTGTCTTTAGATTCTATTACTTCAGGTACAAATGTGTAATTGGCTAATGAATTAAATTCATCAATACTTAATTCCGATACTAAGCTACCACCTTTATCTTCATAGTTTATTACAGAACCAGTTCCAATAACTATATCATCTACTATAGATATTACAGGTACCTCATTCTTTGCCTTATAGAATAAAGAGATTATTCTAAGTCTATCAAATCCAGTACTATTGTTTCTTACTTGTAACTTTATGGACTTACCAGTATTTTGTCCTTTAGAACTTCCTTTTACAGCATTGTAATTAGTTTTTTGATCTCCGTCACTCAAATGATAAAGAGGGGTAAGTGGAGATATTGCAGACTCTGTACCTCTTACTTTGAACAATTGATAACAGTACTGTATCATTCCAGATTCTAAACTACCTGTTCCAAATCCATTAAATTCAAATGGCGCTAATGTAGCCTTTGGTAACATTACTATGTTATCTGAAGTAATACTATCATTACTTTTTATATGGCTATCATCTACATTTATTACTTTGATTTGAGCATGTCCATCTACCCAATATACTTTTACATTATCTTTTGCTTCCCATCTACATACGCTACTAATTGCAGCAACATTACTAGATGAAACTGTTATATCTAAAGGTCTATTAGTTACTACTTTTGTTACAATTGGTTCTTCTTGTGATCTAGAAAAATCAATTCTATAGACATTGTTGTTATTTGTACCATTAATCTTAGTAAAAACAATCGCCCAATCTCTTACTGTGGTAACGTGTATAATAGTTTCACCAGACAAATTTGAAGAAGGTCTACACGCTAAGAACCCTTCTATATTCTGCATTGCTGCAAAAGAAGATCCTTCATTTGTTAATATACGAATATTCTCTGCATATATGTATTGATTATCCTTTAACACAGAATAATCTACATCCATATTAAGACCACCAGAGAATGTATTTGTTTGTCTTCTTGTATTCATATTTAGTTAGCATTATAAATATGTTGTCTGGAACCAGTATGACTGTAAAATGAATTATGATCTAATAGTTCTGTATGTATTTTATTCCATGTATTTTTAATAGATTCTAATTCGTCTTCATTAGGCAGCATAGCTTCTGCATATGCTTGTTTACAGTAAAAATTCCAAGAATTACGCATATCATAATATATACGTTGATTCATTTCCCCTCTTATATACTTTTGGAATCCTATCTTTTGTGCAATGTACCAATAAATTGCTTCCATGTATGAAGCACTATCTGGAATTAATGGATAACCATCTTCATCAGTAGGTATAGCACTGTATGATAATTTTAGATATCCACATGGTGCATTTGTCATTATATAACCAGGCTTAATACTATATTGCAAATCCCAATTAGGATTGGTACTTGTATTACCTCTCATATAATCTAGGTTAATGGTATGCTTATTTATTAAATTCCTAAGTATTGTCTTCATGTTTTTATTAGTATTTAGCATTTCTAGTGCTTCAGTTTTATCAATATTGCCATATAGATCTACAACTAGATTTACTAATACTTCATCTTTAACCCATATTTCGGGTTTCTCACAATCACAGCATTCATCACATCCCCAAGCAGCAAATGAACCTGTAGCTTTCCTCATAGGAAACCAAGGTCCATCACAATTAAAAGAATATGCAACTTGATGTAATTTATGTAAGTTACAAGGTAACTGTGCTTGATGACAGTTTATTTTGATAATTGGGGCACCTTCTACACCTGAAACAATGTGTTCAAACTGTTGTACTGCACCAATTTTTTCAATAGCCTCAGCTGCCCATTCTCTAAAATCTGAGATTTTAATTTCATCTTCCTCTAACCCTAGATCTGCTATTACTTTGGCTATCGCAGTTTTAATTGATGTTAATTTCGTTATCATAAATCTTAATTTTTATATTTCCATTTAAAGCCAAACGCGGTTTTATATTTACCATTACAACACAAACTAATAGAAGAATAAGTAGATTTATTAAACTGCATTGCTGCTTCTTTTGTTGAGGAATATTCTGCAATTATTTCTTCTGTGGCAGGGTCTATTTGATAAACTGCTTTTTTATTATTCTTATAACGATCTGCCAAGCAGGGTTTTATCTTATTTGGATAATTGTCTGTTTTATATCTCCATATATATCCTTTTGCCTCTTTTCTATCTCCCCTACAACATCCACTTATACTTTTATGATAACGCTCATTCCCAAATACTAATAACGCAGCTTCTTTTTGAGAACTATACTCTGCAATAAAATTGCCATCTTTAGTGTACTGTAGTACAGGTTTCTTTTTTACTTCTGTAGCTTTATGTACTCCTAATTTAACAATTTCTTTAGGTATATTCATTTTACCTTTCATACGTTCTCTACACTTTGCTCTAAACTCTTCGGTTGGTTTCCAACCCAAGTTGCTTCCAGCAGTTGGGGAATTATTATATTCCGGTTTTAAATCCAAATATTTTTGTTCTAAAAATAATATTGTGTCTTTTATAGGTTCACATGTTTCAAGAATTTTAAATACAAAATGTTTTTCACCATATTTATTCCAAGCAGATTGCAAGTGTTTGTTTGGATGAACACTTAAATTTAGCATTCGCTTATGATCTCGCCATCGTCTGTATATATTTATAGAACTACCGATATATCTTTTATTGTTTAATGTATTTCTAATCTCATATACTCCAGATAATTTGTGTGTGTTTTTATTAATTCCCTTCGACATAATCCCTTACACGATTTTTTAATATTTGAGCCAAATATCTCTTATTATCTCTTGTCATTATCAATTGATACATTGTCTTATTCTTCGTAAGCATATTATGTTTGTTCCAATAAAAACGATATTTATATCCCCCAGTATGGTCGTTAAGATGATAAATTACTTTATTGTATTTTTTGCTTTCTGCATAATCTATCCTGAGACTCCTACCACTATATTCTTTTGGTTTGTGCTTCACTATACTTAAAGTACCTAGTCTGCATGGTAATTTTATCTCTTTACCATTCTCTATTAGTTCATCTCTCAAGTATTTGAAGTAATCATTAATTACTCCTCTAAATGTTTTATAATCTACTTGATATAATGGGTTATCACCAACATAATCAATATAAGATCTATAGAAGTCTTTTCCAGTATAAGATTTAGTTTCTTGCATTTAGTCCATTATTAACGTCGTTAGTACTATTATTTGTATTATCAGTAGGTACAGTTAACATTATATTTAGTTCTTTGCTAAATATTAAGTTCTTCAAAGTAGGGATCATATTAGCAGGTATAGGATATGGACTGTCATAGTCATAACAATCTGCTGCTTTTGTGGGGTCTTCTAAAATGCCTTCTATTTCTACATACTCTAGAAAGCCAGGTCCATTTAAATATAAATGATTATTCTTTAAGTAAGCAATATAATCATTACATGTGTATTTTCTACTTGTCTGATATTTAGCTTTTGTTTCATTACCAACCTGAATCAGATTACCATGCATATCTTTAACTGCTACTAGACCAGTGCCAAAATGCAAATCTATAAATTTAGGTAATTCTTTATCTGATATATAATGGAACCCATTAGGTACTCCACATGTACTTACTTTGGATATATGCAATGGTCCTAATGTCTGTATATAGCTAGGATTAATATCTCGACCTTTATCTAAATCTTGCTTAATTAAATAGGCCCTATATTGATGAATCCACTGTTCTACCTGTATACGTGATAGATTCTCACTCTCAGATAGATTACTATCTCTGTAAGTGAGAAATATATCATCTATTATTGTATTTAGTGAATTAAATATCATAATTAATCTAATAAACTTTTTACAGTTATTGTTATTTTTTCTTTATTATTTGTAGCTTCCTCAAGTAAGGACATTAGTTTGTTAAAAGCTATTTTAGAATCACTTATCCAATCTTCTTTCTTACCATCCCAAGTACCTACAAGAATACATCCACTGGAATCGGCAGATGAATTGCCACAATGAATGCGTATGCCAGTGAAATTAGGTACGTTAAGGATTTCCGGCAATATTTTCTTAAATCTTGGTGAATACGATAATACCATTTCGTATGTACCTTCAGGTATTGCAGTTTTACCATAAACCTTTTCTCCTTCTGGTCTTACTCTATCTTCGAGCGTATCAGTTAAATGTGAATTATTAACCCATAGTTCTCCAATAGTTGCTACAGTTCCTAGAAAGATCCTATTTAAAGTTAGTTCCATTATGCAGCAGGTGTTTCTAAGGCAACAACTCTAGCTTCCAAACTTTCAAGATCCTCACTTAGGGTAGTTAATCTAAGGTTTAAAGCTGAGATTAATTCTCTTACTTCACTATCATTATAGTTCTGAAGACTAGCAAGTTTACTTTTTTCTTGTGTAGTATAATCTTCAGTAGACAGCCCTTTGCCTTCAACTTTATCTTCTTTGTTTTGTTCTAAATCCGCTATCTGTTGCTTTATCTGAGAAATGTCTTCAGTAGCTTTATTATTAACTAAAACCCATTTAGTACCATTAAAATACTTTAAATCCCCACCATTTGGATTAGATGATAGATCTGCCCAATATTTAACAGATGCAGGATTAGGTTGAATTGTACTAGCTAGAATGTCGTATTTATTATTATAAAGTGTACTCATATTATTTTAAAATAAAAAAGGTTGACTAAATAGCCAACCTTTGTGTTTTAGATTTCATTTTCTTTTTCCTCAGTAGGAGGATCTATATTGTTTTCTTCCGGACGAACAGTAGAAATATTTTGTAAAAGTTGTTTAAGCTCTTTCACTTCAGCTCTCAATTCATCAAGTTCTTTGAAATCTTTTGTCACATTGGTTGTTATGTCCGAATTTACATTAAGTATTTTTAAGATGTCTTCACATCTCCTCATCTCCTCATCAATCTTACTTAAGCTCTCTTTCTTGATTCTACAATCCTCTAGAGATTGTCTAACCATTTATTTATTGATTAATACTAAATTGAAATATTTTGCAATTATTTTGATATTTTGATAACCCTTGTATCTGTTACTTGTATTAAAGGGTTTGAATTAACTATTTGATAATGAGGAATTATATCCTTCTTAAAATTTAAAGTAAATAAGCGTCTAAAGAAACCTTTTTTACGCCATACTTTCTCTTCATATATAAATAGATCTTGACGATTCTTTATATCCAGCACATGTGTGATCATGCTGTCTATTCTTTCTATTTTGATAGTTGTCAATTGATTTGGCTTTAACTCTACTGTAAAATTCCTGTCTACTGGAATCTCTTGAGTTATTGTATCAGAAATAACAGTTTCTACTGATGCGACTTCCTTTAATTTCTTATCTTTTATTTTAAGTTCTTTAGATTGTTTTCTTAGTTCTTGCACTAAACTATCTTCAGAATGCTTGAAGTCATCTACAGTTAATTGTAATACTTTGTTTTGTTTTTCCATTCCTGAGAGAGCACTCTCATAGTAATGTAAATTCACAGAAGCTCTAGCTAACGCATTATCTAGATTATCTACTTTCTTATTTAATCTGTAATTATCAAAACCTAAAACTGCTATCAATAGTACAGCACCTAATTTTATGTAATGTATAAAATTCACTATTTAATCTTTTTAACCAATTTTCTTATCTTAGGTAAATCTTCTCTATCTATAGTAATATCAAGATATTTTTCACCTTTTTTACGTATAAACTTATTTAGAAGTTTCCAAGGTCCATCTGGATATAATGTAGCCAAGTTTTCTATGACTGACCATAGTTCTACTCCAGCAATAAGTCCTGCAAAGAATTCTACTAGATGAGCATCTATAGATACTAATATACTAACATCTATTTGATTTGCAAACCATATAATAGCACCGCACCAACCAAATTTGCGTAAGGTTTTCCATAGTCTTCTTGATTCAAACTTTTTTTGATTCTTAAATGCTATCTTACTCCCTAAATAAGCATCTATTAATATGATTAGCAGTAGGATAAATAGAACTGTCCATAAGGGCGTAAAACTACCTGCCACCCAACTAAATGCTCCTGTTAATAAGCAGGAAATAAATTTGGCTGGACCATCGTTAAATAGTTCTTTAAAGTAGTTCATACTAGATACTCCTTGGGACAATAAAAAATATTGATGAATTTTATTTAACATAATAGATTGATATGAAAGGAAAACAAAAACGCTAACTAAATTTTACTTCAGTTAGCGTTTGGTATTTTTTGATATGAGAATTGTTGCTATAACGTCTTTAATTATTAAAAGTTCTCTTATATAAATTGACACTATCCTAAGTAATAGCGGTTATTTGTTCACTATTTGATCATCTTGCATTTGTTCATAAGCAATGAAATCTGAATCTACTTGTTCCTTCAATTCTTTTCTCTTTTGTAAGAAATCTTTGTAAATATCTATATAACTTTCATCTAATATCCCTAGTAATGCAGCATTATAGTCATTCAATTTCTTTGCTTCAACATCTGTACCCCATAATTCATTAATACATGTTTCTAATATCTTATTAGCCGTTAATGTGGGCCATACAGTTACTTCATAATAGGAATAACCGTTATATTCAGTATTTTGTTCTTCTTGTATATTCCATCTATACAAATAATAACCACTATTATCTTTTTCTATCTTACTAGGTATTTTATTACTATATACTCTTTTCATATTATTCTGTAGTTGTAGTTATTTCAGTTGATTTATATTTTGGGAAAAAGCAAAGGCGAGACCCAAAGTGTTTATACGCACCGGAAGGTGTCTCAGACGTATTCACTCTAATAAAGCCCGCATCTGCACCATCCGAACCACCGCCAACCGCCACCAACCGCAGGCTGTTAGTCGATGTATTAGTGTAATAGTAATCGCACCAGTAAGTAGAAGAGCTACCGCCGATCTCTGTAGCTATTATATCGCCATCTTCCCCAAGCAACGTATTCTTTGCATAACCGTTTACACGGCAAATATTGCCTTTCTTGTCATATCCTACATAAGAACTATCACTAAAATTCGATGGATCAGCAGTAGTCCATAATATGGATAATCCGTTATCGCCTGTGGTAACCTGTATATTAGCCCCGTCAGTGTATTTCCATATGTGTCCGAACGGATTCTCTATACCACGATACCTGTTAACCATCAATGTGGCGTGAGTACCGCCGGAAGCGTTCTTCACGACATACGCCTTCTCTCCCGAGCCGTTCCCGAACTCGTTGGTATAGCCGCATGGGATAAATGGATTGGCGTTGTTGAAATTAGTCCAATCCGTCATTTGAGTAGGTCCCGGACCTAAGCCTCCTTGGGCGAAACCGTTAGCGTCCTTCTGGGCGTTGAAAGGCTTCTGGCTGTCCAGCGTGGCGTACTCGACGGCGAATAGCCAGAACAGGGTCTTGTGGGCGTTGTAGGTGTACATCTCCCAACCGCTGCCACGTTTTCTTGCGGCTTGCCGGAATTGGTCTCGGGTGAGGTTGGTGACGGGACATCCTAACAAGGAACGGTAGGTGCCGTCCCATTCGGCGGTATTGTCGCCACCTCTAAAATTAACATTGGTATTAGCTACGAGTCTTGCAGAACCTAAAGTGCTAGTTATTCTTTCTATCATTGCTTCATAAGTACCGATGTAAAATTTAGGAACCTCTTTATATCCAGGTAAAGGAATGGCTGATAGCATCATTCTAAATTTGGTACCCATTGTATATAACTTATACCAATGCTGTGGTATTTCAGTCATTATAGATTCATTGAGAACCGAACTTTGACTTTCGTTACTGTCATATATGTATTTAATCACTCCACCATTGTTATCGATAATACAGCGTATCATCCCGCTCTGTACCGGCAACTCCCTATGCAGTTGCATATTTCCAACACGTTTCCCGTCCGGGCTTGACGATGCCATGTCCCACTCGACACCGTAGGCGTACCGTTCCTCTATATCCGGGATGTCCTCCCAAGCGGGGGTCCACTCGGTGGATAAGTCTCCATACTCAAGCTTGATCTTGTGGATGGTGGAAGTTGATGTGCCAGTTTTAGGAGAACTAAATACAACCATATGTGTGTTATCAGCTACTGCATCTCCGATATTAGTAATCCATTTAAAAGTCTTACTGGCCTTCCCATTTACAAAGTCAGTCTTACTGAACTGAGCCATAGAACCTACTGCACCAGTAGAGTTATATATAGTGAACATTTCCTTATCATCACCCAACTCTCCAAAAATAGTCAATGTTACTTGTGTTCCTTTAGATATCGGTTCAGTTAGCCAATAATCAGCCATCTCATACTTGGAATTACTCACCTCCTTCCCCGATCCCAGCAACAGGTTCCTCCCGTACACGGGAAGCTTTCTATACTTGCCATCATTCATTAAAGCTTTTGATCCGTCACCTGTAGTATGTATTATTACTTCCTTAACATTAGAATCAGTAGAATTATCTGTAATACTTGCCTGTATAGAAATTCCATCAGTTACCGGAATTAAATAATCATTATTAACCTGAGTTTCCACATCTAAATTCTGACGTATCCACATTTGTATAGAACAATGATTAACCCCCATAGTTTGTTGCGCATAAAACCAAATAGAATTATCACCATTGGTGTTATATCCGCCAAAAAGACTTGATATATACTCACCATTATCTCTAATTGGGAGTGTATTAACAAAACCGTTTGGAACCTTCTCTAGTAATGTATTATAGTCTTCTTGAGATATAGATGGAGTATCGCCGTTTGCCACTTTCATGAAGATGTCAAACACTGTACAATCCGCTAAATCAGCTTTAGTAGCTAATTTATCATCTACATATTTTTTGTTAACGTCTACGGTAGGTATGGTAGGTTTACCAGTAAGATCGTTGTAACTACCAGATGTAGCTACAGTAGCCAATATTGGTTTATTCAATATCAATGCATCTCCTTCTGTAGCATTCCAATCGGCATTAACATTTACTTCGGCACCAGCAGCAATGCCATTCAACTTTGTCTTATCTGAAGGTAACATCAAACCAGCTAAAGCTGTAGTAGATGCAGGAAGATTCAATTCTATATTTTCTACTACATTGGTTACTAAGTTCCTTTTATCTAGAGTAATAGTAGATCCTGTAGCTGTAGTATTTAATACTGCATTTTCTAATACCTCATTAAGATTGTTAACTTTAGTTTTATCTAGAGTAAGATAATCCTCTGTGCTCAGTCCTTTGCCTTCAACTTTATCTACTTTTGTATCTAATGCTGTATAGATATCAGTAAAGTCAACTTCTGGTATATTTACTACAGTCCAAACACCATTTTGTCTAGCATATTGTTTGTCATCTTTTGGAGCTTCTGTTACGAGTTCTTCACCATGTACATCACTTAAGTATGGTATCTTAACCCATTCCCCATTGTATTTTACTTTGATTACCATAATTAGATATTAAATATTTGTTTGCCAATTGTTTTAGCATTAGTCCTAAGTACTTGGAAATTCTGCCATTCATCAAACCTAGTTATTGGTTGACTACCATTTAATAACTGTTCAACCATATTAGATTTTAATGCTGCTTCCTCATCTGCACTATACTTTGTTCTAATGATTTTACTTACGAACGAATCGTAGGTTGGTTCTTCATTGAATTTTAATTCATAATAGGCATAGCCATGTATATCTTCTGAATTAACTTCTTCAATATCCCATCTAACTGCCCATTCATTCATTCCTAGGTATTCTATTACTTTAGGTATATTATCACCCTGTACTTTTTTTAATTCCATCATCACTTAATAATTTTTGTCTATAATCTTTAAAATTATAAGATCTCGTAAAGCGATACCATAAATTATGACAGTTTCCATATTTACACCATCCCCAATAAGCTGCTAGTGATGCTAACCTCTTATTATTACTTTTATAACTTAATTTATGAATAAACTTCTTTTTGATATCTTTCCTGAGTAAAGTATGACCGTGATAAAATACATAACCAATAAAATCTATACCTCTTGCTTCTACAGGAAATATCTGCCAATTACGTTTTATTTTTAATTTCAAGTTATCAGCTAGATATTTTTCAATCTCTTGTAAGCAATATCTTAAGTAATCTTTATCTGGGTGTAATATAACAATATCATCACAATACCTGTAATAATATTTTATTTTTAATACTTGTTTAATCCACCTATCGAACCAAGTCAAATTCAAATTTGCTGCAAATTGAGATATGTAATTTCCAATTGGTAAACCTTTTGGTGTAGAATAAACTACATGATGTAATAATCTTAATAGTTTCTTATCCTTAAATATCTTTTCAAATTGTGAGTACAACACGTCTTGATCTATAGAAGGAAAGAACTTTTTAATATCTAATTTTAAACAATATTTTGTGCCTTCTTTATCAGCTTTTAAATCTCTTTTCAATCTCTTTACTCCATAATGAATACCTCTTCCTTTTAAACAGTTGAAGGTATCTGCAGTAAATCTATTAACAAGGTAAGGTTCTATAACATTCATTATAGCATGATGGACTATTCTGTCTGGATAATACGGTAGCCTGTATATTTCTCTTTCTTTGTTACCACGATCGGCGATGATTGTATATACGCAGCATTCCGAAGTACGATAAGTATCTTCTATTAATGCCTTTTGTAACCGGACCAGATTTTCATATGGGTTCCTGTCAAATTTCTTAACGCCGTATCTTTTAGTTTTACCTAGCCTAGCTTTCTTTTCAGCCCGGACCAGATTTTCATATGATATTATCCTGTTAAATAAATTGCCTATTCTTTTCATAAGCTATTTTGGTGGTAAGACCCGTTCGCACAATACTACTAGGGTCTCTTCAAAGCACCTGTTATCTTTTACCTAGAGGTAAGGCTGATCTAAGTTCAACAAACATTTTTGTAGTTATCTGAAAGTATCTGTTAGTTCCAAAATTTCACTGATATTCGTCTATGAATTCGAGGATGCATTATTAGCATTAGCTATGAAGACTCTGCATTGAGAACCATTATCTGAATTACCTGACTGTTTTTTCAAGTATGAAATAATGTGACAGCAGTCTTACTATAAAGTCATCTCATAGTAATTCTTTTAGATCCCGCCCTTGTTATTAATATTTAATTATCTATATTACTCAGGACTATGCCTGCATTTTCTTAAATGTATCTGAATCAACTACAACGATCTTACCGTAAAAGGCTAATCTTGCACCGACACCCGTCAATGAAAACGAGGACGCACTACTAGCATTAGCCAAGAAGACCCCGCATGAAGAACCATTATCCGAAGCACCCGACCGTAGAAAGATTCTATTTCCTGTTGGATTAAACCAACTATAATCGGAATAGTAAGTGGTTTCAGATCCACCATGTGCTGTAGGAACTACATCACCATATTTACCTTGAGCTACGGCTTTAGTCCATCCATTATATCCAGCAGTTGCAGCTGGATTAGGTTCATATCCTACAACTCTGATATTAGTAGCACCTGCTGCTTCAAGCTCTGCTACATCCTTATCTGGGAATGAACCTCCATCATATACAACGTATTTACCTTTTAAAATGTTTATTCCTTGTACAAACTCCCACTTACTGTAATAGCAGTCTTCAAGTCCTAAGAAGTTAGTTGAGTAGTATCCAGTATCATTATTTACAGCTGCTTTCCCATCTCTATTACCTAAAGCCTTTGTTCCACCAGTCCAACCGTAGTTATATCTCTTAGAACCTCCTGAACAAGGAATAGCACTATTGTTTGTACTAATATTAGTAGTCTTATAGTAAGCACAAAACATTCTAGCTATAGTAGCATGAGACCTATAATCACCAATACCATACATTGAACCATTTACCTTTGCTGCTGCAACGAACTGTGCCATAGTTTTAGATGCTGTTGATATAGAAGATCCAGTACTAGTCAACGCTCCTCCATTTTCATCTGAAATTATTCCTTTAAATGTACCTAATAATAATTCTGGTTCCTCAATGTAGTCATTATCAATTTGTTGTTCTGATATGTATGTTCTCCAAATACCTGGGCTTCTTTCTATAGTTTTGTGATAGTATTTAGGGAAATGTACCATTAAACTCTCCTTTCTAACGGTTTCGTAAGTAGCACCTGTACCATCAGGCCATTTATTACTATCTGTTTCGTTTAAGTAACTAATCAATGCAGCATCATCTCCATATGGTTTAGCAATACATCTCTTGAATTTACTTCTTAATGATTCAATTACATTTCTATTACCACCTGTTGCACATGTGGTAGATGATGCATTTTCATTGTTTTCATACCAGTAAGCTAGAGTATCTTCTAGATTAGAAGTGTCTACCAAAGTTCTAGCTGCTTCCCACTTACTGTCAATTCCATTGTAATGTCTCCATTTTAATGGACCATTTTCATAATCAGTACCAATTTGGAATGCGCTATTACCTGTAGGATGATTACAATGAATCAATAAATTCGAAAATGTTTTTCCATTGTCAGAAGTATCTTGATTAGTTCTATAAAATCCTGACTTAGTGATAGAGTTAGCTTTCTCAGAATCTTGTGCTTCGTTTCCTATATTTACGGTTCCTTTAGAAGTATCACCATAAATTATTCTTTCAACCTGTATACCATCTACTGTATCAGCATCTAATCCACTACCTGAACCATCATTACCAGCATGCCATACTTTATTTGACTGTACAGTAACTGCATTGATATCACAATTTATATCCAGTGAAGTTAATTCGACATTGTCTATACCAGATATAATACCTTTTTTGCTAGTGTTAGACCCAAGTTGAAGATAACCAATATTATCGGTATAAGTAAGCCTAATTCCCTCTTGTACTTTTAATGGACCAGTCATAATATCCCCAGTCTTTTTCACATATCTAGCATCGCTAGTATCTTGTGTCATTGCTGTGATACCTTTAGCAAATGCAATCTTAGTACCATTCTTAGTAGCTGTAGTAATTACATTACCTGTACCAGTTACTTCAACTGTTTCAAGTTTATTTGCTTTTAGGTTGGTAATGTCCTGAGTAATTGTAGAATCATCGTAATTACTCAACCCATCAAGCTTAGTCTTATCAGCAGCAGACATTACACCTGCAGTAGTAGTAGTGGCTTTGTTAATTACTACTGTATCAGTACTTGCAGAACCATTCACTGGATTCTTTTTAGATAAAGTAATAGTAGCTGCATTAGCATCTGTAACAGCACCAGTACCACCAGTAACATAATTAGTTAAGTTTGTTACTTTAGTTTTATCTGCATTCGTATAATCATTTGTTGAAAGACCTTTACCTTCTTCTTTCTGTACAAATCGTGCATCTGCTTGTGCTTGGCTATAACCATCAAATGTGAAATCATAGTTTTCACTAGGATCTAACCACATGATTTCTTCCTCAGTAGGTTCAGTATCTGAGATCTTAATATCCTCTGGAATAGTTACATTCTTATTAACAACATTAAGTTCTACTCTTTTAGTAATAGTCTCAATCTTATTAACTTGTGCACCTGCTTCAATACCTTGTAACTTTGCAAAGTCTTCTTTAGACATTAAACCATTAGCAGTTAGTGATGCTAATTCAGCAGTACCTCCTAATGTATCCCAACCCTCACTTGTCCATGCATAGTTGGTATCATTTTTACGAACATTCCATACATCACCAATGACATTACCCTCAGTAGGCAAATCTTCAATCGTATCTACAGATCCTTTGAAAATATATACAGAAGTAAATTTACTGTCTACTTGGGATTTATTATAGTAATTGTTAGCAAGGTCATCTGCTACTACCTTTATATTAGCATCAGTTTGATCCTTAGTATAATACCTAGTATCATGAGTATGAGTAGTTACTTCACCTACTAATACAGCTTCAATAGCTGCTTTACTAAGTTCAGCATCTTTACCGGGTTCTCCTTGAGGTCCTTGGAATCTACCCATATTAACCCATTCAGTACCATTCCAAAAGTATAAGTCTGTACCAACAATATAAGAATCACTAAGTTGTGGATCTACTATAGTATCTAAATCTTCTGGACTATCAAGACTACCTTTTAATACAATACCTGAGGATGGCCAACCAGTATTTACATATACATCATCAACTTCATCCCAAAGATACCAATAACCATCATCCCCTACTTTGGGTGGATTGTCTGCATATTCTTTGGCTCTTGCTGCTTGAGTGTTGGCGTTGTTAGCAGCAGTAGTAGCATTTGTAGTAGCCTGTTGTGCAGCTGTTTTAGCCTCATTTACGGCAGTTATAGCATCAGCTGTATTCTTTTCCCTTGCAGCCTCTTGAGTCTCTCTAATCGTCTCATTTGCCTGTCTAGTGGCTTCATTTGACACTCTTTCCTGTTCTGCTGTATCACGAGCTGTTTCAGCTGCTATTCTAGCATCTTCGTTATCTACACGTTTAGTTTCAGCTGCAACTCTTCCCTCTTCAGAACTGATCCTCTTTGTTTCTTCCTCAATTCTTTTCTGTTCATTTGTATTGCGTTCAACTTCAGCAGATGCTCTTAATGTTTCTGCACTAGCTCTAGAACTTTCAGCAGATATACGATTAGCTTCATTAGTTTTACGAATATCCTCTTCAGACTTTCTAGAGTTCTCTGCAGCAATACGCTCATTCTCAGCAATTACCCTTTTAGACTCTTCTGCTTTCCTACTGTCTTCATTAGAGATACGTGTATTCTCATTACTTACTCTGGTATTTTCAGCATTGACTCTACCTTGTTCCGCAGTAACACGTAATGCTTCTGCTTCTTTAACAGCTTTTTCAGTAGCTTCTACTTGAGCTTTAGCATCCAAAGCCTCTGCTGCTGCATCTAATGCAGGTTGTTTTAATGATTGAACCCATTCTGCTTCAGTACCTACAAAACCATGTTGTACTGCAACTTCATATGCTGACCAACCTTGAATACCTTGCATACCAGATAAGTCAACAATGAACTTCCAACCTTCTTGAGTCTTTAAGTAAACTTTAGCATCATCAGGATCTTCTACATTATTAGTATTAATAAGTACATATTCACCTAACTTTACATCAGCAGTACCCCAATCAGCTTCCATTGCTTCTACTGAAGGATATTCCTTCTTGTAAGTGAAAGCATCACCAATAGCAGCTATACCAGTATTAACATATTGTTTAGTATCGTAGTTATAGATCCACCAATCATTATCTACGATCTTTGGTGGATTACTAGCAATCTCTTCAGCTTTATCAGTAGCAGCTATTGCATCGTCAACTATACCTTCAATTTCTTCTACAGCTTGATTAGCTTTATCTGCAGCTTCATTTGCTTTATTAGCTGCATCTAGTGCAGCAATAGCTGCATCTTCAGATGCTTTGCTTAAACTATCAATCCAATCTTGTTCACTACCTTCGAAACCTAATTTAACTGCAATATCATAAGCACTAAGACCACGAGCTTCTATACCTGTATCTACATATACTTTGTTGATAGGATCATAAGTAAACCAATGATCATTCTCACCTATATATGGAGTCTCTGCAGTAGCTTTTACTCCAGTATCTCTATTGTCTACCCACCAGTTGCCATTAGAACCAATAAATGGTGGTACATAGTCATCTTTACTTACATCAAAGAGTACAATCCATTTTTCTATATCACTATTGTAAACTTTAATTATTCTACCTTTTGAATCTGCTCCCAAGTCAACCCAGTACCCAACCTGATCTGGATTGGGTACGGTTATACTTGCAAACCATTCATAATATACATTATTCTTAATCATATTATAATGAGTATGGATTATCTTGTTTTATTTTTTCTACTGCTTCTCTCCATTCTTGATATGCTGCTGCAGCTTTCTCTTCCTCTCCAAATTCTCTATATTTTACATAAGCCATATACAGTCTATCTGTACTAGTATTATATAAATTCTCTCTATGCTTTCTTATTTCCTCATTGACCACAGCTGTATCTTTAGGAATCATATAGAAAGCGTTATATAAATCTAGATTAGGATTTGCTAAATTAAATTCTATTTGTTCACTAGATGGATGCATGTAACCTCCTTGAAGTAATCCTTCGTAAGAATCTACAAATTCACTTTCTTTTAATCCTTTGTACCAATCCTCTGGGGCTTCTATCATTCCACCTGAACAAAGTAAATATATCTTTTCTTCCATATTATTGAGCGTAACCTAAAATTACTAAATCAATTGCATCATCCTTATCACCAACATCATGTCTATTGTTATCTGTGTCCACACAAACTATTTTAAATGAACTAGAAGATGTAGAAGTTACTCCCACAGTTCCTCTAAATCCAGCAGAATCTGAATAAGGAGAATTAGTTCGTGCTTGTCCTTGCCACAATACTACATAATTTGTATGACCGATATTGTGATACACTGTATATTCTCCAGTTCCACTTCTATTTATAGAGCTAATTTGACATCCTCCTTGGGAATAGATTGTTCCTCTTAATCCACTACCGTAATGGCAGATAGTTTTAACACCTGGAATATTCCATCCACTTAATGAACCTACTGATACGTTTCCTGTAAAAGTAGCAGTAGATGCAGAAATACTCCCTGCTATCGTTGCACTATTTGCAACAAGTCTGCCATCTTGGTATACTCTAAAAGGAGCCCAGAATCTATTTCCTTGCGCAGTACCATCATCAAACGGCTTACCTGCCCAAAATCTAACTTGATCAGATCCAGTACCAGTGCCAGTAATACCAGCATTTGAAGATGCTGTACCATCTCCTACTGTTAGTGTACCACCACCAAATATCTTTAATGCTGCTGTATAACTTGGTTTTCCATTTGTTACGGCATTGTTACCAAATGACATAATTGGCCAGCCATTGTTTATATCAGATTCATATCTACCATCTAAGAAAAATCTACCACTACTAGCTGCAATACAATTGTTATAAAAATCCATACCTGCAATAGTGGCTTTATCTGCAAACAATAGCCCAGTAGCTACAGATTCAAAAGACGAACCAAATGAAGACCAATATGATGTATTACTTCCTGGGGTTACATTCTTAAAAGATGATAAACCTCTTCTTCCATTAGCAACCATATAATAGACACTACCATATTTGACAACATCTCTTACATCAGGATTAACTGTCCATGCATAATACTTACTAGAACTATATGTTCCACGATAACTTAAAGATGGACCATTCCATCCATCTGAACCAGGTGCTCCAGTATTTCCTTTCTCACCTTTGTCTCCTTTATCACCTTTCTCACCATCTTTACCAGAATGTGGTAACGGATCAGTCCAATATCCTCCTATACTTTCATCATAAGCCATTTGTTTAGCATTTGGATCATAATTACCTGAACTAATCCAAGTAGTTTGAGATGAACTATACTTTGGATCTGGATACCATATATAACCTCCAGATGTTGCACCACCAGAAGACGGTCTATATGTGAATGTAGGTCTACTAGGTTTAGTACTAGCATTTGAAGTGTTACAGAATATTTGTATAGGACTATTACCTACGTCACCGTTTACTCCTGCCTTGGATTTAGTGACAACAAAATCAACACTATCTACTACCTTGTTACCACTTGCTGGTGATATAAAATCTACCCTCCACATGGCAGAATCAGAAGTCAATGATGTACACTTAATTGTTTGTGTACTTTGGGTATAAGTTACACTACCAGTACCAGTTTGTAAAGAAGTAGTAAGTTTAAAATCAGTAATATCTTGAGAACCATATTTCAATCTAGCTGTAGTAGTAGCTGTAGAATAATCTGTTACTACTCCACCTGAATCTGCTGGTACGCCAGTGTTTTCATTTGTAAGGATACCTCTATATACATTTTCACCATCACGAACATTATTAATAGTCATGAAATCTGAAAATTCTGCTCCTGCTCCTGATACCACACATTTAAAACTAATTTCATCTTTTTTTGTACTAGTGAAATAGATACCATTGTAACTAACCACTAATGTGCTATTTGTTTCATTAGCTAACAGTTGCCAATCGTATGTACCTGCTACTGCCCAATACCATTTATAGGTTGGATTAATTATATTAAATGAATCCGCAGTAAGAGTAATTGTAGTGTTTTCAGGAACAGTTTTACCTGTTTTATAGTGAAAGAATTGTTCTCCAGACATATACACATACGCTGCATCTTCCCCATTAAAACCATTTTCACCATTAGCTACTTTATTAACGTACCATGTCTTAACTATAGATACTCCATCTTCTAATGTTACATTTAAATCTATACTAGCCTGTTTCTGACTTATTGAAGTAAGGGTTACTTTAGAACCAGTTATACTTACAGTAGCTCCACCAGAAGTAGTAGAATATGTTATACTTTTAATAGCAATTGGATTAATACCATGATATGCGTAAACATCTGTAGTAATAGTAGACAAATCTACTAATGGTGTAACCCCATCTGCATCAAATGGTACCGCAACCGTACCATTACTTAAATCAATATAATATGCATCAAGACCTTCTGCACCATTAGATAGTTTAGCTAATTGGGTATCATCATAGTAAGTAGTACCATCAGAATTTGTAACAGTACAACGAATACTTAATGTACGGGAATCTGTCGGCATTGCTGTATATGGAAAGTCTATAGAACTTTGTGCAGACAATTTGGTTCCTTCTGCATTAAGCATCTTCCATTCGTATGTAGGATTTTCCATCCCATATACATTTGCAGTTAAATGAATAGTTCTTGGAGTAGGAGTTCCTGAGAAATCGGGAGTATCAAATAAAAATAACCGATCGCCTACAATTTCTACCCATTTAGCTTTGTCATCCCCTGACTTACCATCTTCACCTTTTGAAACTTGCTTTTGCCATTGATCATCATTCTCATTTGGTTCATCTTTAGTACCATTAGGGTCCATACAGATCCATAAACTACCTTTGTGACTTACTTGGTCATAATAATAGTAAGTGTTGCCAGAAACCCAAATACCTCTATATACAGGTACTCTAACGATTCCTGTGTCAGAAGTTTGATAAATTGTACCTACAAATTTAGTTTGATCACCACCAATTACAACTCTTTCACGAACTACACCATCCTCATCAGCTAGAGAAAAAGTATCAATATTCTTATAGTAAGAAATTCTAGGGGCATTATCACCTTTAGCACTGATAAAAATTGCGTTACGTCTCTCATCCATTTGTAAATTGTAATCTGGATCAGATTCGTACATATGACCTAATTGTAATATTTCATCATCTGCTTCTGGCTTACCACTACCTGGCTCGCATACGTCTTTAGACAACGTGATGTAATTACTACCAGTAGCATTTACTTTACGCCAATATCTTTTAACGTTTTTACCATCAAATTTTTGGCATATTGCTAAGTCATTAACTATAAATTGATTATACTTAGTACCTTCTTGATCATCAAAGTAGCATTTATAAGAATCCGCCAATTCTTCTACTTCGATACATTTCATATCTGCTACAGTAACTAGAATGTCACCACCTACAGCTTTAATCTCATTTACTGTAAGTTCATTTATTGTCATATTACCTCTAACAAACAGATTGTCTAATTCCATATTCCATTTGGAACCTAATGGATATAAACTAGCTCCAACACCATCCCAACCAGAACGAAATGTATTTCCTGCTTGTAAACCTTGTAACATTGTTATTTTACCATCTGCAGTATCCCCATGCTTATTTAAATAATCTTCTGCAGTCTTTAAAGAAGTATATAAGAAGTTATCTGCTGGAGGAGTACTTTCTCCATACTTGATTACAGGTAAAGAACCAGAACTACTAGCCACCGCTTCTACTTGATTCTCAAGTTTAGATAATGCTTGATTTAATGTATCTGTAGTAGTTAATGGGGCCGCACTACTACCTTTATAATAACCAGATAGTGGGAATATAGTTGCTGTACTTTGGGTATGATAGCCTGGAGCAGATCCACTACCTCCACCATTTGCAATAAGTTCAGATAATGCTGTAATAGTATTCTCAGCTACAGTAAGTCTATTGAGAGCATCCTGTAATTGTTGTAATGTAGATCTATTATCAATATCATCTATCCACTCTTGCATAGTACCGCCAATCTCTGACATATCGGTGTCATGCTTAGTATCTAAAGTAATGATCTTATTATTCAATACATCATAGTAACTAGTGATAGCACTATTAAGATTAGTAGTTACACTAGTATCTCCTTCTACTATCTTATTACTAAGATCTTTATAATTATCATTTACTTTAGTATCTAGTATTTCAACATCTTCTTCTACAGCATCTACTCTCTCATTAGTAGCAAATGTACCTGATAGTGATGTAGTAAAGCTTCCACTAGTAATATTTTTATTACTACCATCTTGTACAAGGGTAATGAGGTCTTGCTCTTGCAGTTTAGTTGTTAGTTCAAATTGTGATATCTTTTTATTCATATTACTCTTGGATTATATGTTCTTCAATTTCTGTAAGAATACAATCATTATCAATGTCTTGTATTTCATAGAAATTTATTTGTTTCTTTAAACAGTTAATGTACCCACCAATCTTAATCAAATCTTCCTGAGTAAAAGGAAAATCTGGATCATTTTTCTTTAAGTCAGATTCAAGTTGATTATATATAACTTCTAAATGAGGGATAAGTACGATATTAGTAACAGATGTATTATCAATATCAACATTCATTTTGGTAGAATCATTAATCTGTTTACCTACCTTATTTACATATTGTGCATGATCCATTACTACAGTTTTTACAAGTATTACAATTTATTGTACAATTACAGGTTCTCATACCAAGTAGGTTTAACATTTCTTTATAATACATATCAGCATCTTCTGTTAGACCTAATTTCGTTGCATTGTCATATAATTCTTTCTTAAATAAGAACATCATAATACGCTCTTTCATCTTATTATCAAGACAATTATGACAATACCTAGTAAGTAATTTTACTTCCGCTAAATATAATGATTCTTCCATATTTTTAAAATAAAAAAGGGAGCATGGGGGAATACCCCAAGCCCCCTTGTGAGTTAATAAGTTTAAAAGTTAGGCTTTAGCAACAAATGCTTTTAATGCTGTTTCAAAAGCAGAACCAGAAACTTCATCTTTATTAACATAAATCTCTGCAGATAGCGGAGTAGTTTTGATGTACTGATTATCGTTGCTTAAATACAAGTTATCCCACTCTAAAGTAAGAGTATCATATTCTGCACTCAGATCTGATCTGAATTCAGGAGCAATATACGGATAAATAGCATTAGCACGGTACTGAATACCTTCGTAACCAAGATTCCAATTCTCACGATCTCTTACAATATAAGCATTACCACGACCCGGAGTACCCTGAGTCTTAGCAATCGTCAAATTAGAAATAGGATACATTACATTGCTCAACAAACCAGAAGGAATTGTCTTCCACATGAAAACATCCATAGATACTTGGCAATAACCAGCATCTAAAGTAATTCCCTGATTATACGGAATTTCCTTTGCAGTCAATGTTAATACTGCAGCAGAACTAGTAGCTACTACTCTGGCCTGTTTATGGTTATTGATTTTATTCTTGAAAGAAGTAATCAAATCTGTTGCATTAGTAGTTTTAGCAATTACCTCATAAGTATGAGTAAACTGACCCGGAGCTTCATGAATGTCATTGTAAACAATGCGCAATACATATCGATGCCCTACTTCAGGAGTAACATCAGTTGCAGTAATTACTACTTTATCTTCAGCTTTATCAACAAACTTAGTGAATACCATAGACGGCTTAGAACCTTTCTGAATCGGCATACTATAGTTAATAACCGATTTCGTAGATTTCGTACCCTCTTGATCGTATACATCTTCCTTACCAACACAAACACCAATGTAAAGTGCAGTGGCAGCCTCTGCCTCAGTTGCAGATTTAACAATTACTTTGTTCTCGTTGAACAATGCGATATCACCGTCAACTAAAGCATCTACAGTAGTATAAGAAGCCGGAGCTGTCTTAGCGATAAGTACTTTATTTACTTTTTGTAACATATTATTTATTTTTTATTATAGCTTCACAAAAATGTATTAAATCATTATATTCCATATATCCCTTCATCATGTTTGCAGCTGCACAAACAAGTTGAATATTGTCTTTAGTATAACCTTTTGAAGAGTCTATTCTATCTACACTAAGATTGTAAATGTTTTTCTTTCCGTTTCCCCATATTAATGTCATAGGAAATTTAGTAAGTGCACATTTTCCATCTTGTTTATTCCATAATTTTTGTAAATCAGATATCGTAATATCTATAAAAAGATTTTTTTTCTTAGCACGAACTAAGGCATCATGAAGTCTTACTTTTAAAACCCTTTCTAATGCTATAGCTTCTTTTACTTTTTTACGATTATCGTTATAAAAGGTTTTATAACATTCTTTACAAGAATTATTTAACATATCTCTATGTTTATTCTTTGTAGATTTAGTAAACTCTTTAGCTGGTTTATATTTTTTACAATGGGAACATAAATATAATTTTTCTTCCATTTTTACAAAGCACTTAGTTAAACATTGAGCTCAGTTTAACTTATTTTAGTTCTTCTACTTTGCTTTCGCATTTCCTCGTTAAACTAAACTTTTCGTATATTACTCCATACTATTTACTTCGTTAATATACGATTGATATCTTGGATTAGCCTCATTCTCCAAATACAACTCAACCGCTAACTTTACTATCTCATCATGAGTTGATGCTGGCATATCCTTGTACTCCTCAAATGGAGCATCAGTGAGGCTAATCTTGTTGGGTATTCTCAAGTATGTGAGAATATAATTTCTTATATGGTAATTACCATCTGTATACAAATGAATAGTATTACCTTCATATAGTCTTAATGGTCTAGCGGATCTACCATGTAATCTATGTTCTGACAAGGTATTTTGTCTTTGCCTATCAATATTTTCTACAGTAGCCTCTAGCACATCTGTATTTTTAGTTCTTGGTTGACCACTTGGGCCCACAGGCCAACAATGATCATAACTAAATATTACAGCTGTTTCTCCTACAGTAAACATATAATCATCTGGCAGAGTAACTGAATATTCTTCTGGGTATGTAGTGAATTGATAATTCTTTCTAGTAACAAGTGTACGTAGATCATCTATTCTTTTTTGATCTTGCTCAAATCCAGTTTGTTTAAAATTAATACCAGAGTATCTAGTTTTAATAAATTTAGTTAGTCCAGTATTTAACCAATACTCAATATCCGAAGTAGTTGGTTTTGTTAGATTTTCATCTAATTGATTTATTTCTAATTCAAAAGCTGTTTGTAATTCAATATACTTCATTATTGTTGATTATTTGGTTGTTTTACTTGTAATCTATATTTACCTTCAGTAATAAACATGTTTACAGCAAGATCTACGATTTCACTATGAATTGATTCTGGTAGTTCACATTTATTAGCTCCATCGGTAGTATTAAATCTTAATGGCTTCCTGTAGTAAGTCAATGTAACATTACCTAATGTAGTATATGCATCTACTGCTACTTCTATATAATTATATTTAGTAGTAGGATCTGATACTAATGCAACAGCAGGTTGCCTAATAATAGGAGTATTGTATGCTGTTTTAATAAACTTACCAAGATCTCTATACTTAACCAGTTGATTATCTACTCTAACAAAATCTTTATATTGTTTATAAGTACCCTTTACCTTACTAAAGGAATGTACATATAAGAAATATTCTTCAGTGGATATGTATGGTAACCTATATCTTGTGAAACCATTAAGAGTAGTACCTGTTGCAGTTAACTCTTTTTCTACTAATAAACTCTTAATAGAATCTGTATTTCTAGTATGTATATTGGTCTCAGTTTCCATCTGATCATCACCAACATAGTTCATCATTACATACCTATCTTGAGCTTCATTTAGTATTGAAAATATAAGATCAGAGTTAGGTTTCTCATCTATAATAAGATCTGGGCTAATAAGTTGAATTCGTCTTTCGAATTCCATTTGCATTTCCTTACTACTCATATTACTCTGATAATTGTGCTACGTACTGTGGATGTGTTTGAGTTCTTGGAGATTCAATATTCTCAATTGCCATGTCAGCAGCTAATTTAACTACTTCATATTGCATATACTCTGGAATTTCATCTAGAGTAGACGTAATATCTTGATTATTAATCTTTCTTGGATATGCTAGATAAGTAATATCTATAGTGTAGGGACCTACCATGAGATCCCTATCTATAAATATTATTAACTTATTATCCTCTAGTATTGCTACAGGTTCTTCAATCCAAGGTTTATTATTATAAGTTTCTAAGAATCTAGTAGCTTGTTCGTGACTAATAAGTTTTACTGTAGCTATTTTATTATTACCAAAATGTAAAAGTCCTTCTAAGAAGTACATACGCTTATCTTGAGTATCATCACCATAAGTAATACTAGATTTGAAATTATTCATAGTAAGTCTATTACTTATAGATTCACTTAGTAAAGACAATCCCTTATCAGTTTTTACTAAACCTTCTAAGTCTGCTACTCTTTTTACATTACCTTCAAATGGTATTCTAAGAGTATTATTACCAGTAGCTTTAGTAGCTATCTTACTTAGATATGCTGTATATAACCAATAATCAATTTCCTCAGGTAAGAAAGATGGACAGCCAGATATACCAATATTAACGGCATTTTTATCTGCTTCAATCTTAAATGCTATATGTGCTTCTAATACTGTCATATTACTTAGATTCTATTTCTTGCATGATCGCTAGCCTTATATCTTGATTCTTTTTATCATCAAGCATCAGTATAGCTTCATCCATACTTCGACCGATTACATCAGTACCATAGTAATACATATTCTTATTCTTACGAATAATATTTTTACTAATAGCTGCTTCGATCAAGTATTGAGTTTCTTTATTCTTATTATTTACCCACAACAACAAATATCTTTGTGGATCATTTTCAATAAGTTCGTTCAGCTTACTTTCAACTAACTCATTACTAATTGAATCTGACTTAATACCATAAAGTCTAAGACATTTACGCATTTCTTCAAGAGACATCTTAGTAAACGCTGAATAAGCCTCACGTTTAACTTTAAATTTCTTATTATTCTCTTCTGCTTCTGCTTGAGAATTACTTAGCAAATAGTCAGTACTTGGTGTAATATTACTAGTACCAAATGCTACTCTCTTATGATTTTTTAAGAATAAGTACTTTAATTCATCCTCTGGTTTCTCTGTATGTATATACAGATCCTTATTACCTAACTTAACTGAATAAGTAGCCCAGAATGGACTATATGGTGCTAAATGACCTTCTGAATAACCAATAGCTTTTTCAAGTCTACGAGCATCTTCTTCTGTCAAACCAGTATATCTATTTCCTGATCTAGTCCAATACGGACCAATATAATCACCACAATTTTTGAACTTTGAAATACCAACCCAAGGGTTAGTTCTAATAAATCTTAACGTTGCTTCCATATATTCTTAATTAAATATAGATTTTAAACCTGTTAATAAAAAAGGTCTGTGTTTTACAGACCTATAAATTACTCTTTATATTTCCAGATATATTTTAAATTACTGAAAGATCTTGCTGTGCCTATATTAGATTCTCCTTTTAATTGCCTTTGAATAGCTCTGCGATCACATTTAGTAGACCTACTTGCTTCAATTATAGAAGGAAAAATATTTAATAAAACACCATCTTTGGAATACTGACAAACAGGTTTAGCTTGTCTCATTCCTCTTTCTTGATTTAGTTTAGCAACTCTTTCTGAAACTGGTTTTCCAATTTGCAGAGCAATTTTAGCTTTTCTACAAGCTTCTGATATAATATGACCACCTTCGTCAATATTATATCCTTTATCTGGATTTGTAGAGTCATAAAAAGATATCCAATATTTTTCTCTAGTATCACCTAGTTTTGTGTCATTCTCTAATTCTTCTATTAATTCTATATAGAAATTTTCTCTACCATGATTGCTCATTGCAATATATAAAGAACATCTTCTATCATTAATCCTAGAACTATTTACTTTAGATAAGTGATCACCAAATCTTTTGTAGATATCTCTTTTTGTTTGACCTATATAAATCTTATTATTGGTCCTGTCTGTTATTTTGTATATTCTAATCATAGTGGTATAAATTTTTTTATACCACTATAACGAGAATATTATCTTTAATGTTCCACAAGCTTTCGGTTAGCCTTCGGCATCCATAATCAATTCTCCACATCCCCGAGGGTCTCTCAACATAATACCCATCTCACCTAAGAAGTGAACAGAGTAACCGTCCTTTGCATTAGAACGCAAAGTGTTGATAGATTTTGCAGGACCTGCAGGAGAAATAGAACCACCAGTATACCACTGCATGAACTCACGACCCTTACGTACTACCTTAACAATGTTTGCTTCGCCATCTCTACGACTTACATCCAAGAATGTAAAACGATAAGACTCAAGCGGCTTACCAGAAAGCGGGTGTAACAAACGATTGAACGTAGTGTTGTCATACAACGGGAAGTGTTTCAATGTCAACTCAATGCCATTAGTCATCTTATATGTTACAAACTGACCACCTAAAGTTAACTCTTGACCACTACCACTGATAAACTTAGTATCAATTACATTCATCGTAGCAGCTTTTTGCTTCAGTATACGGTCAAACTCACGAATACCCATTTCACCAGTTAAGGCTACGAACTTACGCTCATTAGTACCAAGGATATTGTAAGACAGATCAAACAAGAAGTCCTCAAGCAACTCTGCTGACAACTCAGTGTAATAACGTCTATTAGACGGTGCAATCTGCTCAAGCAAACCAGCTGGCAAATAAACTGGACGACCATTAGTACCTTTCAAAGAGAAAGTACCATCAGCGTTACGATTTGACTTAGAGTAAACCATCATCATCTCACAACGTTTTCTCCATTCACGCATTGCCACCCATTCTTGATAGTCAGACCACAAATAAGATTTCTTACCTGTTTTAGGATCCTTCAATGCAATCCACAATACAGTTGCATAAGCCGTACCTGTAATATCATAACTCAAACGAGTTGTGAATAAGTAGTTACGCATCTTGAATTGAGTATTGTAGTTCAGGATATCTGCCTCTTCACTGTACTCCTCGTAAGCAGAACCAAGACGTGACATTTCACGACCAGCTAACAAATACTTACCCGGAACATATGAACTAGACTGACCATCAGCGATGAACATAGTATAGCACCACAAGTTACCGTCCTGTACAGGAGCACCTTGAATACGTAATTGATATTCTTTGTCATCAAGTACTACAATAGCACCCGGACCAAACCATTTATCTTCTACCCATACTTGGATAGGTGTGTTGCCAATACCAGCCATGATTGTGTCAGCATTAGTAGCAGTAATTTCAGTACCCTGCCATTTTGCAGAGCGAATTGTTACAGCTCTATCGGTATCAATTTCAACATACCATTCATATGTACTTTGATCAATAGTCATTACGTTACCAAGACCACCTGTGATAGCATCAATGGAAGTACCATAAGCACCGTCTTTTGCGGCAAATACGTAAGAAACAATACGTTCTACTTCATACGGTCTTGACAACATTGCTTCTGAAATCTTATTCTCGTCAATAAGATCTGAAAACCATCTACTTTTACCGATCTGTAAATTATTCAGAATTCCGTTATCCATAAATTAATTTATAATCTTTAATTATTGTTTAAACTTCGTGCTGCGATACTCCATATAGAGTTTGATGAACTAGTGTGAATTCTTTTAGTGCCTTTCGTAGCACCTGTTGTCTTTAAACTTTGTTTCAAGGTCTTTATAGCAGAGCTAGTTCCAATTTTTTTTGCAGTATCTAGCAAAGTGTCTCCCTTCATAGTAAAATAGGCAGACTCAATTAAATTTTTTACACTCTTAGAATAGTCTTTCTGATATTGAGTAAGACCATCTGAGTCCGCTTTAAAGATATAATTCAATAAAGCTTTTTTATCCTTTTCAGGAATAGCGATACCTCTGATATCTTTCAGCGATTTAATGTTGGTGACAACGTCGTCAACAAATTTTTGTTGGCGCTCGATTCTTTCCTCATTTTGCTTTTCCTGATCAATCAATAGCTGTTCCTTCTTCTTTTCGGTAATCTCCTTCATTAGTTCAAGAGCTTCCTCTGCTTCATCTTCTAGAATACCAGCATCTTCATACTTCTCTAGTTTACTCTGGATTCTCTTCTCACTAAACCCTTTTTCTAACAACAATTCACGAATGATTTGCTTTTGATTACTCTCAATTGAAGTGTCAAAGTTATCAAAATCAATAGCAGCACTAACTTGAAAATAATCTTCTAGTTTACCACCATTACGAACAAATTCATCAATCTTAGCAACCTCTTCACTTGAATACTCTGGAGTTGAATTTTCTTCAATTAAATCCTTGAAGTATTCACATAATTCCTCTACTGTTTTAGGTTTCTGTACTTCTTCATCCTCTTCAAAGTCTAACCCTAATTCCTCAGTAATAGCATCAAAGAAAGCACTAACTTGAATACCTTCATTATCTAACTCTTCCTCTTCAGTAGATGTTTCCTCAACATTTTCTACTTCTTTAGTCCGTTTATCTTTCTTTTTAGGTTCTTCAACTTCTACTTCCTTTTCTTCTACTTCTGTTTCCTCTTCAGTTTCTTCAGTTTCTTCAACCTCAGTATCTTTTTCTTCTTTAGAAGTATCTATTCCAAATACTTCTTTTACTGAAGGACCTCTGTTAGTTCTTTGTAAACGTTTGATTTCATCATCAGATATATCATCATTACCTGTACTAAACGTACCTGTTACTAGAGGATTGTTTAATGTTTCAGATGACAATGCATCTGCTACTGCTTCCCAACCTAATAGTGTATTACTATTGTTATCCATAATTATATTTAATTAGATTATTAATGTTTCCATTTAGCGGCGTTCCTAGCAAAGTTAGCTTTTTTCTTCATAGCCGGACTTGCTTTACTACCTTTCTTTAATACTTTATTTGCATATTCTTGTACACCCATACCAGCTTTCTTAGCTGCAGCTTTAAATGTACCTCTCTTGCTTTTCTTGATATGTATTCCACCATTCTTATAACTTGGTACAGGATATAGTGGGTATACTCCTTCTAACTCTTTCATATTGATTATTTGTTTTCTTGTTCTTCTCCAAAGAATACAGGTAATCCTAATGGAACAGCCCATTCGATTGGAGTAAGATTATTCATTCTATTTATAAAACCTTGCTTATCTGGTCTAATATCATATAGAGTTCGTAATACTGGATTAACCCTATTTGCGTACTTGCTACGATAAGATAAATACTCTTCAATCTTATCCTGAGTAATAGGATCTGTCCAGTTGTTAATGATACCTTCTTTTTGCATACCCCTTTTAAGCTGAATCATGTGTGCCTTATTTTCGCTAGGAGTAGTTAAGTATCTATATGTACTAGGATTAACATCCATCAAACTTTGCCTTATTTCATTATAACTCATTATGTTATCTCTATCTAGTAGATATTCCATATAGTTATTTGTAGCATCTGCACTATGCACTTTATTAACTAAAGCATCTGCTAAGTGACTAAGTTCATGATTTGCTGTTCCTTCTAGATAATAATCTGGATTAAGACTAACTGTCATATCTTCTATAGTAGGTTGCTCTACTTTACCAGTAGTCCTACCATATATAGGATTCCCAGCACTATCATACATTTGTTGATGTTTGACATACTTACCTCTATTAGCCATATCTTGAAAAGCAATAGCAGATGCAGCTTTCTTATAGTTTGTACCATAAGCATTATCAATTCTTTCAAGCATTTCTACGCTTCCAGTATTAGGCATTAGAAAATCATTAGTAATCTTGCTAAGTTCTTTTTCATACTCTTGCATATTATTATGTTTCTCTTTACTTCAAGAAATTCTGCATCATAATCTTCTTCAGTCTTTGCCTTCTTACCTCTCTTTTTAGTAATAGTAGGTGTAGGATTGAAAGATTCTGCAGTATAAGTATCTGTACCTTCTAATATTCTTCCTACTCTAGATTTTAACTTCTTAATGCCTTTACCAACACCCCACGGAAGTAAATTCAATGCAGCATCAATAGCAGCTCCAGCATAATCTCCTTTGCCTAAGTCTTCAATGAAGTTAACTGCATCTTTAATATATCCAGCTGGAGTAATATAAGCTTCTGGTTGAACTGCATTAACTGCACCTGATATTTTCCTTTGTCTTTCAAAGTACTCAGGAGTACCAGTTCTGTATTCTGGTGGTAAATCTGCTTTATTTATGGTCTTACCTTTACCATCTTGATATGCGGGAACTTTTGTAAGATCATCAAAATCGAAACCAGAAGATATAGTGTTTACAATTTTATTAGAAGTCGTAGTTAAATCTTTAGACCCTACTTTAGATAATCCTACTTGTACTGCGTTTGTTATACTCGGGTCCTCTATAAAACTCCCAACATCTGCAGCCAAACCAGCGTTTGCTCCAGTTAATGCATTTTTAGCTGCCCATAATCTCCAACTAGAACCTGTACCGACATTAAGTAATCTAGCAGCATTCCATAAGCCCATTGTAGCTAATGAAGCGCCAGTAAGTGCAGTTCCTACTGTTTTATTTAATCCTGATAATACTTGTTTTCCTTGTTCTATAGCTGAATCTGTAGGATCATATTTTTTAGGTTTGTTTTGAACTTTTGCACGATCTACAATAGTGTACAAAGAATCTTGTGGTGCAGGTTTTCCTTCCATTCCTAATTCTACTGTACGTCTAGCAACCCACGCCCTTTCTTCTGGAGTATAACCAGCTTTTCCATCTTCATACTCTGGAATAGAATCAAATTGTTGCTTGATATCAAGATACGTAGCATCAGGGTTATTTGCCCTGACACTATCGTATATTTGTTTTCTCTCTTTAAGAGATAGATCTTTCCATTTCATATTAGTAATATTTACTTACCTGTCTTACCTGGTTTACCTTTTCCGCCCTTTTTAGAGCCTCCTTTACAAGCCATAATTATTATCTCCTATTTTTTAGTTTCTATATATTTCCATCTAAATCCTTTATAAGTTTTTCTACCTGCTTGACACTTACAAACCCTACTAATATATACAGTAGTAGAAGCTTTAAAATGTTTTGCTGCCTCTGACAGACTATCCCAAATTTTTATCAGATTCCAATCTTTATCAAATTGACCGACCTTTTTACCGTTTGCTATTCTGAGTCTATTATTCCTAGTACCATAATTAGCATTGTATTTAGCAGTACACCATTCTAGATTTGTAACCACATTATTTTTTGGATTTTCATCTATATGATTAACTTGTGGTAAATCATGTGGATTTGGAATAAAAGCATTAGCTACAAGTCTATGTACTTTGTACGGCTGTGTTTTCTTATTTATTGTAATATGTACAATTTCGTATCCGTCCACACTAATATATTTAGTTACAAGTCTTTCTTTGTAAAAGATAGTAGATGGTTCTTTTCTATTTTTAGTTGGACCAATAGTAGTGTAATGTTCATTTCGTTTAACATTTCCTAAATTACTGACTGCATATTTATTATCAGTAAATTCAATATCTTTCCAAATTTCATTCATATCTATTTCTTTTTGGATCTAGCTGCTTCAGCATTTGTTTTGTTCTTAAGTGCTGTTTTAGCTTTAAGTTTTTCTCTTTCTAAAGCGGCTTTGTCTTTCTGATACTGTAATTTTTTTGCTTCTTCTAGTTTTTTCTTCTCCAAAGCAATTTTTTCTCTTTCAATTAGATTACGTAACTTTTCTGCTTGTTTTTGAGCTTCAATTTTTCTATTCTCTATCTTTTTTTTGTTTTCTTCTGCCCTAGCCTTATTAGCTAAGTCTAATTGTTTTGCTGTTGCGTCTGAAATTATTTTTTGTTGTTGTAAAGCATTTTGTGCAATTTCCTGTACATCAGGTATACCATTCATATCTTGATTCATATTTTCAGATCCTCTATATGCATTCAATTGAGCTACAGTAATCTTAGTAGCATTATCTTGATCAATTTTATATTTTTCAAGATCAAGTTCAACTTCTTTAAGCATAAGCTCTTGTTCTTTAACTTGATTCTGCATCTGTATTAATTGCTGTTGCTGTTCAGCTTCTTGCTGTTGCATTGCTTGCTGTTGTGATAATCTTTGTTGTTCAAGTTCTTGTAGTTTACTCTTGATTAATGATAGATTATCCATAGTATACATTTCAGCAGCATCTACTAAACTGGCACCATTCTGCATAGCAGGTTGAATTAATGCTCTAAGTTGTTCAATAGCTTGTACTTCTTTAGTGCTATCCGTTACAAAGATGTCGAAATCTTCATAAGGGAAATTATCAGCTAATGTTATGAATGCTCTAGTAGTATCATCAAATATGTAATTTAAATACTGTTTATCACTATCCTTCCATGCAGCTTTAGCAGTATTTAATAACATAAGCAATGCTTGTCTTTTCACCTGATTATGCATCCAGAATAATGGTTCTGTAATATGTGCAGATTGAATAACCGAACGTTCCACGTTACCTACTAATTCAGTACTAGCTATAGCTCCTTGTCTTTGTGGTGTTACTCCAGATAACTCCGAAGCCATTGATTCAATTTTATCTAGTAATTGAATATATTGAGCAATAACATTACCCATAGTAAGATCCCAAGTAGTAAACCCATTAAAATTAGATGGTCTACCTCCTTCTCTACCCGGTATGTCCCAACCTTCATCATACGGGTTAATGAATGCTACTCCTAGTGCACTTAAATAATGCATCCATTTAGCAGTATCAATACCTAAACCTTTTGGTATCTGAGTAACATCCATTACAGGAACTTTACCTTTATCTCTTGCCATTGCTAATTCCATTCTATAGAATGTCGTAATGTATAAATACTGTAAAGGTTTCATAATGCTAACTAAAGACTTAGGAGCACTATTAGTATTACTATAGACAATTCCTGTATATGGCAGTCGCTGAGAATTAAGATTTTTACTTGTAATATATTGGTATTCAATAGGCTGAATTCCAAAGTAAAGATCATCAGCGTTATATCCTTCCCATACTTCAATAATCCAATCCCATTCAACATTTACTTCATTACCAGTAGTCTTGTAATATTCATCTACTACAAACTCTTCCTCTTCTCCAGTTTCAGGATTTATTACAGTAACAAAACCAATCTTTTTAAAAGATTTCCAACATACATGATATACTACTACATCCTCTGCATCTCCATAAGGATTATGGTCAGGATACTTACTGTAGATTTTTGTATCAATATGATTCCAATCATCTACCATGTTCTTATCACCTAACCAATTCTTAGCTCCTTTGCCATACTGACCAAATTTCTCTAGTAGTTGGTTAAGCTGTTTTTCATCAAGTTTATCATAAAACTCATCATATACCTGAGTATATGGCATAAGCATTTTATAACAACACATTGAAGCTTCATGAATAAACTCAATTCCTTCAGCATCATCAAACCAAAAGTTCTTTGGATTAACTCTATTCAAACAAGGCTCCCCATTCCTGATGCCTACATATATTACTTCTTCACCAGCAATTAAACCGTCTTTCCAAGTTTTTACAAACTCGTGATCAATATTTAAAGAGTGTTTTAAATAGTTTAGGGTATGATAAGCAGTAACTTCTGCTACATCTTTATAATCCTTAGTAAGGTATTCCTGTATTTGCTCTGGGGTTTGTATTTCACCAGAAGATAATGCTTCCTCATACCTAGCCTGTTCTTCAGGACCCATCTTAGCCATAATAGATGCTTGAACATAATCAAGCAACATCTGTTTAGCTTTTTCCTGCATTTCACTTGCAGCTGCATCACTAGTCCTACATACTTTAAAATTAAATGGTCTTTTAGTTTCTTCACCAATTAATAAATCAATTTTAGGTCTAATAATATTATAGTCCTGAGCTACTGCTGGAAATCCATCATCTTGATTAAAAGGATTTGTAACATATTTTAAATCCTTCTCACTGTATACACTATTATATAAATCATAGTATGTTTGCATCTCTTCATCAGTAGGTATTGAACTACCATTACTTAATTGAGATTGCCCTATGATATAGTCTACACATGTTTTTTTCCATTCTTCACTCTTTTGGCTAAAAGGTATTTTTTGTATAGGAAAGCTATTTACTGTGCGTTCCATATTTTAAAATGAAAATGTTAATATATTTGAATCAAATAATTTATTTGTAGAATCAGAAGTATCCTGTTCAAACCATTTATCTGTAAATATTGGTGTATCAAACAATCTTTGCTTCTTCTCTATCTCTTGTTTTTGTTTTACTTGAGCTGTATATAATTGTTCCCTATATATCATTACTTGCATTAATGCCATTACACGGTCAAAATTACCCTTATCGTTGTATTGTATCAATTCCTCAAGTAATGGTTCTGATAATATAGACTCAAGTCTCATATGACTAGATTCTACTTCTTCTTCTAGCCATTCTTTAATTTTACCTTCTCCCCAAAGTTTAATTTCCTTGTTCATATGACAGCCTTTCCTTCTATTTACTTTGGAGTCTCTTACAATGTCTTTAATAATATCTGGTTGATCTGCTAATAAGTAGTCACAATGTTTATTATTAAAATAAACAAATAAACCTGTATTTTGATTTTCACACATTAATCTTGCATTATAGTACACTAATAGTTTTCTTACATTTTCATAAAACTCTTCTGATGTTTTTGGTCTACCAGTATATTCAGCAACTATGATATCACTGTATGATTCAAAATTCTGTATACGTTTGTATATGAATACTGATCCTAGTGAGTTAGTGCCAGATTGATCGTGGTCATAAGGGTCACAACCTGCTATGTATAAACCTATAGGTGTTTCAGGACACGGGTGCTCCCATATTACTATAGATCCTTCAGGATTTGCTTCTTTTGGTAATGGAAATTGTGTAATATCACCTGTCTTTTTAATACTCCATTTTACAGTTCCACCATCCCAAGTAAGATCACCTATTTGTTTATGATTTTGTAATTTCTTATTAGTTCTAATACGAGCTAATTGTTTTTGTAAATCTCTTTTAGGGAAGATATTACCAGTAAGCTCTGTAAATGCTTCTGCAGGAGTTTCAGCATGCTCAGCTACATATCTATCGATAGCTTGCATTGTTTTTGCATTCTTAAGCTCCTGCTCTCTTAATGATAATATGTATTTCCTTGATGCTTCATGATTAGTATTACCATCATTATCCATGAACATACGATTTCCATTTTCATCTCTTGAATCTAGATTAGTATGTTGTGGAATAAAGAACCCACAGTATTTTCCACCAACTGCACAATCATCCCATATATTAGGGAAACCTAAGCAGTTATAAGATTCAGGATCATAAAAAGCTTCACGTAATGGAGCTACTGCATCACCTTGATCACCACCAGTACCAAACATGATCATAAGTCCAAATGCTACACCATCGTGTTCTACTGATGGTCTTGCAATCTGCCATGCAGCTTTTAGTTCAGCAAACGTACCTGCCTCTTCCCAAAGTATAAGTACACCTCTTTTACCACGTACTGCATCAGGATTATCTTTTAATGATACACCAATGATTTCAGATTTATAACCTGCTTCGGTTTTATTACCATAATCATCAGTAACCCACATAGATGCTCTACGTCTCATAGATGTATTTACTGCTTGACGCTTTTTACCCCATGCTGTATATTCATCAATAAAATCCATGTAATCCCAAGCCTTAGTAAGGATACCATCATCTGTAAGATATTGTTTATTTGATGCATATACATATGATTTTGATTCTGGTATAAGGAAGAAATTACGACAAAGCATAGCACCACCTTTATATGAATAACCCTTACGTCTAGCTTTTGCTACACATAAGTGTTTACCTTGTTCTTGTGCTTCCTCTATTGCTTGAAAGTAATAGTAATCATAATCATAGAAATCTGGGAATGTACGTTCACTAACAGATTTCCATTCTTTTAAACCAGTTTTCCTATTAGTTACCTCCCTATATACTTGTCTTACTATAGGACAATAATTTAAATAAAAATAATGGTAGCCTGTGATAAAGTCACCATCTTCTGCAGTATAACCATATATACATTTTTCTACTTCTTGATCCCAAAAGCTATAGTATTCAGTTGTGCCTTTAGGGTAAGCACAATAAGAGCCCGTCTCTACAAATGTAAGGGCGGGCTTCCTAAACTTATTGCTATTTTTGATTTTCTTATTGAAATCAATCATAATTGTTATCGATTAAACCACTGTTTGATCTTTAAACTCAATTTCTTATACCAAGGTGTCTTGGTCGGTTTAAGATCCATAGATTTTGAATAAGCTTCTTTCTTTTCTCTATATGCAATTTCTTCAGCCAGTTCGATTTCTTTTCTAGCCTCATTCTCATGAGCTGGGCCAAAATCAATAATTAAATCGAACGGTTTCTCTTCAACTTTAACTAGTTTAGCCTTACTTGTTTTCTTTGTGCTAGTAGTTTTCTTTTCCTTAGTCATAGTTCTTAATTTTTAACACTGCCTGTAACGGCAGTTAGTTTTATTTTGTTTCAAATTGTATTACTTATCGTACAGCTTGTCTATTTGATAGCTCATATGGATTAACTTCTACTCCACCTCTAACTCTACTACTTGCCATCTCTTCAGATCTCACAGCAGTTTCTAATGCATCAAGAGATTTAATAGTGTTACCGAGTTTTTCCATACCTGCTAATATTAATTGGACTTTCTTATCATCTAATTCATCTTGTAAAGATTCTGCATAATATCTAGATACACTATCTAATTTAAGTCTTGCATTCTTAAGTAGTCCTAATATTAGGGTTTCATTAAAGTTAATGTATGCTTGCTCTGCTTCTAATACCTCTACTGGTAACTTATAATTAGCATCTCCAAATAGTTCTTTCCTGAGTCTAGGTCCTATCTCTTCAGGACTCATACTTTGGACATATGGACTATCGTATTTGTTCTTGAGTACGATATAACTTATTTGTTTAGTGGCTATTTCTTTATCTGCTTTATCAGCATCCCATAACTTTTTAAAGCATGGGATACCTAAAGCATCATTGTGAATAATCACTTTACCACCAAGTATGTCGAATAGTTTCATTAGTATTAATTAACAACATTAGAAGGACATGCATCACAATATTCGTTGCGTCTCTTTTCGTATTCGAGATTTCGCTTAAAGTTGTTATATAATTCTTCACTCTTTATGATAGCAATGTCTCTATCATCACCATTCCTATTATAGGAAGCGTATAGAACAAGAACCACATCACCAGCTTTTACATCATATTCTTTATCCTTAAATTTAAGGATACCATCTTCTTCAATTACCCAAGCCCAGTCGATATTTAAATAATGAGTATGAACAGAACTAACACTATTAAGGTCATTATCCTTTACTACTAAAAGAGCGCTGTTACCAGCATAAATATATGTATTCATATTAATCTAAATTTATTTTAATGTATCTATTTCTATAATGTCTGTTCAATGCATCTACTGCTTCTTGTTTAGTATAAAATGCATTAACATACTCTGGGTTTTTACTGTACTGATTGATTATCTCCCTCAGTTGCTCCGCTTTCTCGTCCCTGTTCTGTATCCTCATTTTCTTCTTTTTTATCAGTTGAACCAAATCCACCACCACGGTCTTCACCTGCTAATTCCTCTACAATTACAGGCTCCATCTTCGGATAAGGCATTACTACTAACTGAGCAATCTTTTCACCTGGCTGATAGATTGTAGGAAGAGCATCTGTAGTAATCTTGAATTTAAGAAGAATCTCACCTTTATAATCGCAATCTATAACAGCTACTGCATTACACATTGACATAGATCTCTGAGAAATAGAGGATCTCATAAAGATCAAACCCACATGACCTTCAGGAATCTCTACGGATAAACCTGTATGATATACTAATACTAACTTACCACTCTTATCAAATTCCTGAGTAAAGGAGATTGCTGTTAAATCTAAACCAGCATCGTTAGGGTTAGCATAACTAGGTAATACTGCGTCTTCTTGTAATTTCTTAAATTTTAATTCCATATTATTTTCTTACTATATTGTGTCCTAATATTATTTCTGTTGCTTGTGCTGCTAAATTTGCAGCGTAATCTTCAAGGAATTGACTACGATTCGTGTCCTGTAGTATCTGTCTCAGATACAGCAGTATCACTTGTTGATTCAGTAGTATCTTGTCTAGTTTTTCTTCCATGCTTTGCATAGTATAATAATGCAATACTATTCCATGCTACTGCTGCTTCATGCCTTACTTTAGTTTCTGGATCAAATTCTTCATAAGTAGAAGCGTATAAGTGTCTTAATAATGCACCTTTATATCTTTCATAACCATTCTCTAGATTCTGCCAATTATTGTCACCATACTTCTTAGCACCTTCTGTATATACTCTTGCAATGTCCTCAAGACAATCTAACGGTATTAACTCCCATCTAGTCTTATCGTCTAGTTTATCATTCTTCATACCCGTCTGGTCTTGGCATTTCTTCAATTCGTATTGCATCTATTTCAGTTTTATTTTCGATTATTGCTTTAACAATTCTATGATAACCATCACATATTCTACCTAAATGATCAATTAGTATTGGGTGACTCAAATCCGTGTCTTGTATCCTTTTACTATGCCAAATTATATCATCTAAGTTATTTATCTCCCAAGGTAAATGATCTAGGTTTACTCCAGCTAATGGTAATTTAAATACAGGATAATTTTTCTCTTTTACCCAAGAAACTAAGTTTGAAGCTGCCCATATCTTCCCATCTGCTGTATATTTATTCTCTGCTAAACCTTGTTTAGGATATGTCACTATTGGATTTTTTGGTTCTTTCTTTGCAAACATATTTCTTTTTTAATTTAATCTTAAACAAATAACTAAACATAATTGGCTTAATGTCTTTCTCATCTGAAATTGTATTTTGAGCAAATTTGAAAGGATGATTACAAATTACTTCTACTACTTGATAAGGTATATTATATTTATGTGATAACTCTGTATAAATACTTGTTTTATTTTGTGGAACCATAAATTACTTTATAGTACTTATTATTAATTATGTTATCCAGAGTAAGAGAAGACATGTCAAATGTCTCAGGCCTAACACTATTAGCTGCGATACCTATTTTATCTAATCCTGATGTTGTATTATCAGATGAAGCATATACTATAGAGTTTAAAAAAGCAGTTTCAACTTTAGAGTACTGTTTTCTAGGTTCTAGTATTACTACTTCAGATTCCTTACTAAAAGGTTCTTCACTAATACCATATAGAATAGTCTGTGTATCACGAATTAAGATTCCATTATTATATGGTAAATTCTTACCAATAAGTTTATACCACCATCTTTTTAATTTACCATAACTCTTCCATAGCATTATTGAACCAGGTTTAATTACTAATTGTTTCATCATTTATCCTAATTATAATTGTTACTTGAACCCTGTCTCCAATGATCTCTGGTATTAGAGCTTTATTGACACTTAATTCATCTTCGGCTGGACCTGCTACTAGAATACCTTTTTGTTTAAAGGACTTGATATATCTACTTAAATTATCCTTAGTAATACCTAAGGTATTTATGATATGCTTTCTATTAGCTCTATTAGCTATATTCTTATTCTCATTTGGTTGTTTATTATAGTTAAGATCAAGTCTAATGAGTTCTGCCATTAGTTCTAGTTCTCTGTCCGTAAGCCGAAGAATACCATTAAGTGAAATTAGAAACTCTGTAACAAGATCATTTTTGTTTACAGATTTTACTAATTTATTCATTTGTTTTATCTACGTCTAAGATTTGTTTAACCGCCTTAATGAACTTCAGTAAGTTATAGTTTACTGTTTCAGATTCAACTTTTACACAAGGTTGAATTTTACCATTTTTATAATCTTCATTAACCTTCTGAATATTGTCTTGATATTTCTTAGTACAATCATCTAAAAAAGCTTCAAGTGCAATCAATTTTAATTCTGCATTAGACGGGATATATTCTTCTTCTGTATTAGTTTCATCTTCAATTTCTTCACCCCATTCTTTTAGGTTACCACCATTAAGAAGTTCTGATACATAGTTTGCAGTAATCATCATGTAACGTGAGTTAGTGTACTTATCATTACTATTTGTACTCTCCATTACATACTCAATACCATCTTCTGTTTTAAAGATATCATCTCTCTTTGCACAACCAAAAGGCTTAACTACTTTATATTCTGTTCTCATATTCCTTATTATTTTTTAATAATTACTAGTGCTAATTTAATCCATTTGTTTATGTCAAATTCTGGATCTGACTCTTGCACTACTCTGTCTCCAATCGCATATTGCTTAGGTTGGGTTACTAAACCCATAAGATTCATAGCTTCTTTCTGTGTAAGAACTACCTCAGTAGCTCCTTCTTTTGAAGGACTATTAAGGTCTTCTGGAACGAATACTTTAACAGTACCATCTTGTTGAAATTGAATAAACTCTGAATATTTACCTAAAAGATTATCTATCATTTGTTGAATCATGACTATATAACGGACCTTATTTAATTTTGTTGTATATTTTATGCAATAAAAAAGCCTATAGTGATTAACTATAGGCTTATATTAAAAATCCAACTAAATCTACTAAGCATTGCTTTTCTTAATAAAAGCTACTACATTGTATGGATTCACTAATTGGCTATCCTTAAACAAGTCAAAATAAGCAGCTGCTTTAGCAGGGAAAGCTATCGTATCACCTACTTCTGGATGATTATTTTTGTCTTGCCATTCATAACCTGAAGGAATTGCTAGAACAATGCCTTTTCTAAATGTTGTTGGTACTTTCTTTACTTCAGTTTTAGTGTCATATTTATCAACACCATCTTTGTCTTTTGTTCCTGTCGCAACAGGTTCAGTAATCTCTTTTTCTACGTATTCAACTGGTAACGGTTTGATCAGAATATCTCGAGTAAACTCGAACTTTAACGCTTTCTGAATATCATCGATGATCATTTTCTCATCTACTTGTACCGAACTATCATTATTTGTATTCTCTGCCATAAACTTAAATTTTTCTACTATAACGTTTATTAGTATTAAATGTTCTATTTTTATTTCCTTTCATGAAAGATAACACCGCCTGTACAGCATACTTTCTTTGCTATGGATGGACAAACTTCCATGTTATAGAAACAGCAGCCATCACACCATCCCTGAGGCTGCTTTTCCATGTTATAAACTTTGCCATCAACTCTAATATACCCTTCTTCTAGGGCTTTATAAGCTTCTGGTTCTCCCATATTATTTGTAATAATATTTGTTATGTTCTTCAGCCTTTTGTTCAACAGTACGCTCCATGATTATTTCTTTAATCCAAATTAAAGCAGCCTCAAATCCTGCTTTAAATGCAGATTCTTTTAATCCTTCCATCTCTTCGCACCATTGTTCAAATGCTTCACAAGATTCTTTGTCTTGACACCTTTCAATCTCGTCAATTAAATATTGTCTAAACATATTTGATCCCTTTCTTTTGATTAATAATTATACTGATCGTCGTCATCAGTAGGATCTAATGCATCTTCGAATTCATTAAAAAAGTAAAAGTCATCATCCATAATACTATTATTATGTATTTATATTTTATATCCAGAGTAGGAGTATATATTTCTTACTATACTACTATATACTAACCTACAAGTATGTGTAGTAACGTTACAGTATTCATTTTTGTTCTATTGTTTACTCTAGATTAATAGTTTTTCTTGGGTCTTAATAGATGATTTTTATTAAAACCTCTTTATAACATAGATTTTATTTTAGAGTAAAGCTATCATGAGTACCATTTTTATTCTTACAGAATAACTCACAATTTACCAAGTACTCAGGCATAAAATCATCTTCTGAATCTATTTCAATATCTATCTCTATGAGATCACCATTTTCATATATTTTTTGGTAAGTTCTATAGTTCCAATTACCATTCCAATAGTCTTTTATCTTAAGAAAACCGTGTTCTTCTAGCCATTCACAACGTGTCATTTTAACATTATTTATGATTATTTAACATATTTACGAAACTTTCGTAGATAACTCATTAACATAATTTAACTATTTTTAACGTATTTTATAACCTAAAAGGGTTAATAATTCATAAAATTTGTTAATATCCCTAAAATATAATGAATATGAAATCATCATGTGAGCCATACCTTCCTCCATAGGATTCATTAATCTCAGATCTGATACTTTCAAAGCTTTAGTACCATCAGCACAATCCCATTCACTTACTCTAGCCCTTAACAGCTCAAAGTCACTAAATTCATAATAGAGTTGATCATCTCTAATTTCAAACCCTTTATCTTTTAATTCTTGTTCAAATATCATAATATTAAGTTTTTAATGATAACGTATATAAGGGGGGTATTGTTATAAAAATTTTATAAAATAAAAAATTAGGGGATATAATTGTGAATGTAGAGAGTAGGATATATATTGTATTATATAGATTTGAGTGTAGAAACTAGTATATACAAACCCCCTCCCCATCATGCATCAAGGAAACACCCCCGGTACTTATGCATCAAATCAATTTATCTATCAGCTGATTGTGATTAATCAAGCAGTTACAACGGAAGGCGGTTGTAATGTAGAACTACTGCTGAGGGGCAGACAGCCGAGACGACTATGAAGTGTGCAATCATGAGTCTAGAAGCTAAGCAAGCAGAGAACGGTAATTGGTACGTGAACATCCTAGCACAGCCGGAAGGTGATCCGTTTGCTGAGGAGTTGAAGTATCGTATGTGGTGTAGCGAAACACTAGCTAACAAGCTAGCTGCCAACGCACCTGAGACTATCGAACTCCAGAAGGTACGTGTAGAGGTTACTCCGTACCAGAAGGTATCTGAGGACGGTTCAATCTCAGAGAACGTATTTACCAGTCTGTCTGTTGTATGCAGACAGTTCAAGGGCGAGTACGTGGATGAGCCACAAGCGATGGCAGACAAGCTACGCAGGAATCTGCTGCGTGATGGGCTTATCGTAGAGGTAGACGTAGACCCGTACGAGGGAGCTACAGGTGATCTACCAAACTAAAGGGGAAGAGCTTCGGCTCTTTCCTTTTTTGTCCTACCATGCACCAAGTTTATTTCCCTCTTAGCCGATTGTGAAGGTATATTGTATTTATACTTTCATACTTATGTTTAACTTAATAGTTGTAGGCGTATATACTCTAAACCTTCAACATTATGGTAACTAGAACATATTCCGTTGCCGGGGTAAGACTCCTCGTAAGCCAGCGGTTGTGGAGTGCTACGGCCACGTAATCAACAGGGCAAAACCAGGCTCAATTGAGCATTAATCTAAAAAACTCAATAACTTCCCAAGACATTGAGGGCACCAGTTTCTTACAAATAGGTTTAGGACTATCCTTGTAAATACTTAGCTACTACAACATTGATTCCTAGGATCATAACGCCAGAGTAGAGAATCCCTATTTGTAAGTTTTAGGTGTAAAATGCATATCTATTTTAGTATAAGATATTAATTGATATTACTTGTACTGATATGTAAAGGAGTAGGCTATAGCCTATTTTCCTTCTTACAATGCACCAAGTCAAATTTCCCTTCTAGCATATTGTGAGGAGTATAGGATACTGCTGTGATTTATGTGTATGTAGTTGATAAGAGAGTATTTGTAAGTTTGAAAATACTTTACTCTCTCTTTAGTCTGCCCTAATCACATTTGCTTAAACTACATTTGACGCGTACATATAATATATAGCGTATCCTTATTCTTTACACAAACAATCAAATTATCAAACAATCAAACAATTAAGGAGGACAAACAAATGAAATGTATTATTATTGGACACGAATTCGCAGAGGCAAACACAGGTAACTTGTATTGCAAACTAGAAGTAAGACCTGCAAATGATGAATGGGCTGCATCATTTAACTATGTGATGTTTATTACAGAGGCAATGAAAGAAGCCTTAGAAGCTAGATTTCCTAAAGAAATATATCTGCAGGAAATACGTATGCAAACACCTGAACCATTTAACAGAGTGTGGGCTACGGATGGCAATAACCATATGCAGGGCGAGATAGTCTGCAATGCTAAAGGTGATCCTATCGTATTTAATGACATCAAAGTCATAATACGTACATTACCTGATGGTACACCCGCAAGAGGTGAAGATGCTGAAAAGCTACTAGAATCTAGCTGGCGTAGAGGTATTGAGAATGGTACTATCTTACCAATTGGTGAAGGTACAGATGTACCAGATAATAATATTGGACAAACTGTAGGAGGGGCTGATGCATTTGCAGGAGCACAATCAGCTGGAGATCCAGAGGGTCTAGAGACATCTCAATCAGATCCACTACCTACAGGTAACGTTGTAGTACCGGGTAACCGACCACAACGACCGGGGGCACAAGCAGGAATTAGAGTGCCTAGAGTATAACAGGGATTTGCTGGGTAACCGGCAAACCTGTTTTAATCGCCCTTAGGTGGAAAATACTAAGGCTCGCCACCCCTAAAAGGTGGCTTATTTTAACAAAACTCCCGAACATCTGCATATGATGTTTTGGGTTAATTAACATTATTAACTTTTAAAAACATTCATCATGGAAGGAAAAGATGAAAACAAGCCAAAGATTGTGTATTTTATTTTAGCAGTGTTTATTCATGCTAATGTGTTTCTACCATTCCTATCTGAAAAGACAGGAGTACATGGGGCATTCATATTGTGTGATATAATACTTGCTATTATAGTATATAATCTAATGGCTCGGAATTAGGGAGTTAGGGGTGGGTGAAAGCTCACCCCTTTTTATTAGTATCAAACAAAAAATCAATATAATGAAAGTTATATTCAATTTCAAAAAGTCTACCTGTAGGCTTAACTGGGTGAAAATACTGAAAGTAGTCTTTGGGTTTAATTTAAAAGAAGCTAAAGCTATTGTAGACTCTGGAAGTTATGTACATATAGTAGATAACTTAAATAATCCTATAGATGCACAACAATATTTCGTTGATCTTCTTATTAGGATAGATTCTGCATGTATATCTACCTTAGACGCAGATCAAAGAAAGGTTGAACTTAGAGACGTAATATCTCTTTCTATATTTGACAAGGAAGAGAATATGCCTAGCAATACTCCAGTATTACAAGAAATTAATGTACAAGATCTGGATACTGTAAAGATAGGCTCAGTATATATCCTTACTCAGGAAAGATATGAGAAGCTTTTAAAAGCCGAACAAACATGGTTGATGATAAAAGCAGCACTGTGTAATGAATAAAAAAAGAAAATATCACAAATCAAATTGTGATGCCACAGTTAGGGCAATAGTCGAAGATGCACTAGGACGTAAAGTTATCCTAGTTGGAAAGCACGCTTTCGAGTGGTCTATCATTCTCGAAAAAGAAGGAAAATTAGTAATAACTACATTTCCTAATAGAGAACAAGCAGTAGATACATTTAACAAAAAGTACAGGAATAAATGATATGTGTACGTATCCAGTGTATGAAGTGATACACAACTTTCTTATCTAATTTAATATTCTTTTGGCATAATTTCCTCAGCTAATTGCTGCGAGTAAAAGTAATTAGTTCGCTACTATCTCATACTAATAGTGAGGAAAAGTATGTGGTAATTCTGTGTAGTTTAAGTGTCTAACATATGGTAGAATCCCCTGCTAAGGGCGAATGCAGGTTCGAATCCTGCCACAGAATCATATAAAAATTCATTGGTGGTTTATAGAGAATTTAATATTCTCCATTTTTGCTGTTGTACGTGTTTAATTTAACACAGCTGCTATATACCTATTGTGAAATACGTATATAGTTTTCCCTAGAGTAAAAGCAACCTCATCGTAGCTAACTACAATACTTCATGCACGTTTGGTTAATACACAAAGTTAGCGGGTTCTAGGGTCTAGTAGGTTTAAATTGCCGGGCTGAACGAATGCCAACGGCTACCGAAGCTAATAGCTTTTAAAATAGTAAATATTAACAATAAAAATATCAAATTTTATGGAAGAAAAGATCAAAAAAGCACAAGAAGCAGTATGGTATAATACTGACTGCAAGTTATTAACTAAAGAAGAGTACGAAGAGCTATGCAGATACAAAGCGTTATACTTAGACTTGAAAGGTTCCTTAGAAGGAATCGTAAAAGATTTCAAGCAAAGCGCATAATACTTGAACTTTTAGAAGGAATTGGTTGGGCTATATGGTTATTGATATTACTTATATTATCATGTGGGAATACATTAATCTATCTCTTATATTTAGCGATATCTATACTAATATTCATTCAAAGAGCAAAGTATGACTGTAGAAGCGATGATCGTAACTTGTGTAATAGTATGCATAATACTGTTACTACGGAAAAGGAGGAAAGAGAAGATAAGGGCACAGATACTAAATGATCTATACATTATTGATAGAGATTGTCGTATTATCAAAGGCAATATCATTAATAGTGATTTTATTGGTATTCTAACTAATCTAGCATTTTTAAGAGATTCACTAAAGAAGGAATCATTAAATGATGTGATACCTAAAAGTTTGTTAATGGATATACAAGTTCTATTAAATACGAACGAAGAGGAGATTAGTTTAGAAGATTTTAGGACAAATGTAGTCAGAATGATTAACGTTGTTCTAATAAGGTTACAAGGTATCTATAAACTTATAATCTACTCTTAATATGGATAGAAGTCTTCCTCATTTCTTACAAAGAATCGGATACCATCCATACGAAATAAGTCCAAAGGATAGGATGTTTTTTTCATTAAAAGATCCTGAATTTGTGTCAGCGTATGGACCAGTATTTGTCGAATGGTTCCCAAAGTATCTAGGACCATCTGTTCCTATATTAGAGGTTAACAGAAGTCGTAATATTATATGGGGATTACACGAAGCGGATCACCATCCGTGCCTAATTTACCCTAGACCAAATATCTTGATAGAAGGTGTATCAGAAGAATACAAAATTACAAATAAATATTCTGATACAATGATGGATAGAATAGCTGCAAAATATTCTCCTGAAGAGATATTTAGAGCGATTAGGAGTAATTTAATATTAATACTGTAAATTTAAATTTAAGTTTTAAATTTATTTTACTCTATTAGTAAGAAAGTAGTTCAATTTCTATGGGTTACATAGGGAAAAGGTAGAATAGTTTACAACGAATAATACATGTTTTATTTAATAAGCTTGCCTATAAAATAATATGGAACTCTATTAGATAGGTCTTTTGATTTCTATCTGGGCAGCTCTTGAAACTTAAATAAAAAATGTAGAGTAGATGTAAAAAGATATTAAGTTCGAATCTTAATCTTTCTTATTTTTTAACTAAAAACAACATTACAATGATCAGATTAATTATCAAAAAAGGTAACACATGGTTAAGTGTATTCACTCTAGCACAGATCTTTACGAAACATCTGAAGCTAACTCGTTATGATGCTTTAAAGCTTGCATATACGACATTACGTCAGGACGTCGTTGTCCAGAGTAGTACAAACGCAGGTCTATACTACTTTCATGTAGATTTACATCGAAAGAAGTTTAATACTGAAATCTATGACGTTCATGATTTAGCAGCACAATTAGACCTATTGAAATACGCTCCTTTTCAGTGTGGAATGCACACAAAAGGAGGAAAAGTATTATGGAAAAGTAACCCAAAAGATGACATCTATAAGGAAATAAGAACATAGTTGAATGTGTACTTTTCAAAGAACGATTACCTAAATACCGCTGTGAAGTTCTATTTAGTAAAAGACCTATGAAAAGTGAGTTGTCAATCCAGCGTATACTGAGTAGTAGGTCTTTTTAAAAGATTATTCTTAATCACAAGTATATGGAAAACTACGGTTACTATTCTAAAGAGATTAATGAAGACTGTTTTGTAGTATACTATTTTAGTAGACGAGCCAGATCTGTCATTTATCAAACAAGCTCCTTATCAGGAGCTTTGAGTTAACTAACATTATTAACATTTAAACATTCAATCAAATGAGTGAGAAAGGAGATGGCACCGTAGGTGGTGTCTGGAAGGGAGTAGTATTAGTGCTACTCACAATTGTTACACTATTACTTTTATGTATTGTGTATCAAGGGCTAAAAGGAGAGAATCCTCTTACGAAAGTAAAGGAATCTGTTGGTTTTAGCACAGAAACTGAGGTAGCAATACCTACAGTTCAAGAGAGACTAAACAAGTTCAGTGCTGAAGTAGAAGATACTAGAGCATATGATACTTATCTCTCATTGCCTATAGTAATAGTAGAAGGTATCCTAAATAAATTAGGACCTGATGCAGACTATAGAGCAATAGTTAACGAGTATTATACCAATAGATCCTATTGGATTAGTACTCAGGTGTCTAATCAAATTAAACCTGTATTAACTGGTCCTGATGCAAAGAATGTTGAAAGGGTTGAAGTGAAAACAGTTTTAAAAGAAGAAGCACCATCAGGGAATGAAGTCTCTCTTACTCCAGCTGATTCAGTAAAGTAAAATTCTTTTTGGTTCAGGAGTATGCTTTTTATATGCATTGCCTGTGAAGGTAGTGCATATTTTTCTATCAGATCATCAGAAGATGACAAGCATGTGGGGCGTAAGTAATTATATAGACATTTATATTTATTAAATACGACATATAAATATATTTGGACATTCGTATTTATATAATTATGATCGTGCGGACGTTAAAATCATGCCGTTAATAAGAATTGTACTGGCAATACAATTCTGCTATAACGTAAAATATGTTAGATAGCCGATTATAAGAAGTTTTACGTAAGAGTTTTTTAATATTTATTTTGCAGACGTGAAACTTCACGATGACACTTGTTATTAGTTGCTCATAGTACAATATGAGTTGTTGTTAATCAACAATCGTTCAATCAAAATCTTCTCCGTAGTTGTACATGCGGGGACGTCATCAAATTGTTTAACTAAAAATTATCAAAATGGACAGTAAGATTAATGGAGTAGCAGTTGTAATATTGCCTCCGGGACTTTCTAAAGAGGAAGTTCAAGTGCTATTTTCTAGCATTTTAGGTAAGTTAGAAGCTATTCATCCTGAGTACAAACAAAATGGAGGATTTCTAACTATCTTAGAACCTAACGACCTGTTTAGAGTCGTAAATCCTGTTAATGCTGAAATAGCAACATTAGCAGACAATTTGGTAGTTGAATTCGGTGAACCTACAGATCCTGTGCATTTTGCGACAAAGTTCGTATGTGCTTACTATGGTCCTAAAGACTTAGTAAATCATGGCGTTGTCACAACGATAGCATCGATCAAAGAGGGTTCTCCGGAATGGGCTTACTTCGAAAGGAGAAAGCTAAAGTTCCTTATTTTTCAATGTCGCAACATTTTGCAGAATACTTTATGAGCAAGACAAAGAAAGATTCTAAGGATTCAAAGGCTATGCGGAAATACACTCCGCATAAGCCTAAGATGACTCCTTATAAAAGAGAGTCTAAAGCACAGAGATTTCGTGAGGATAGCTAGTTACCGCCAGTTACTAGTCCTCGAGTCTATAATTCTTAAATGTTAAGATATGGTGGTCATTCCCCTAAAGCATGTTAAACCTAACGCCCTAAGCCCATAAACGGTATGTGAAGATGCATACTACGGGATTGTGTACTTGTACAAATGATAATCTCACAGGAGATTATTAATTATAAGAAGGAGAAGAGGTTCCCTCTGAATAAGAAATAGGAATAAGAGGGCATGCTTATTATTTGAAATTAACACAATTGAGATATGGAAAAAACAAAAGTAAAACAAGTAATTAGAGAAGCATTAGCTAGAGAACCAGCTATAGAATGGTATCTTAAAAGTAAAAAAATCTATGGTCACTACGTAACTATATTAGCACTTGTTATGCATCATCATAGCAATGTTTTACGTTGGAATGAGCATACACTTATCAAGATGGTTAGGAGAACAGTATCAGGGAAAAATCCTTTATACATTCCAATTACCTTTAGAACTCTACACCGTAGAAAAATTATCTCTAATCATAGCTTGAAAAGAGATACAATTCTAGAACTTTATCAAAATTAATTATCAACATCAAAAAACAAAAGAAAATGGAATCTAAAGACATTATTACAGAGATCACCGAAGGTAGAAAGGTAAGCGAAGACATCATCAAAGCTGCAAACGAGGACATCCTGAAAGGCCGAGAGGAGAATCTCAAACAAGAGATGATCTGTACTCTGCAAAATTCTGAGTACAAGATCGGTTACTCAAAATTGAGACTGAAGAGAGCTCGTGCATTTGAGGAAGTAGAGAAAGAACGTCTGACAAAAGTAGGCGAGAACATGAATCGCTTGAAAGCCGGTGGTATCACTCCAGAGGATTGGAAAAAAGAAGATGAGAAGATTGAGAAAGAAGCATCTGATAAACTGCTTGAAAAGAAAGCAGAGTTCAGCGGCTACTTGAAGCAATTGAATCGTATCTATAACGATTGTAGCTGGAGTGTTTTGAGAGATAGCTTCGACCGCTATTGATCAGCAATTCCGCTCTGAAGAGCTATAAGCCGAAAAGAGTAGTGAGGTATGAATGTAGTAGTATTTCACAACGCAAGAGATATACTTGCATTGCTTAAGATCCATCGAGACAAAAGCAGGAAGGCGAAATTAGCATCAAGACTAAAGAGTACGAGATCCGTTGAGACAGCTAGTCCTATGTACTCATCTTCAGTTATTTCAGGTTTTAGTTAGTAGAGAGCTATAAGCCAATAATAGTTTAGTACAATAGTAAATGCCGATCATATAAGTCTCATCGTAGCGTTGGAGTTCATTTCAGTATTAAATGATTTATTACTACTAAAGGAACCAAAAATTAGGGTGTAAGGAGAGAAATCTCCTTACATTCACAAAATATTCACGATATAAGAACTGTATCGTGTCTTATTAGGTTTATTGGAAACTTATGAGACGAGGGTTCAAATCCCTCATCCTCCACTTCGATTATAAAACAAGGGGGATACTTGGGTTTGATCATAAGTGAAAGGTAAAATAGGTTCATTGTGTGTTTAAATGGCAATAATTTTGTCACAGACTATACTCAACTAGCAGTTGCGTAAAGTCACGTGCTAACTACGAAAGTGAGGGATATCTATAGTTTAATGGTAGAACACTGTTTGTTCAGTAGTGTAGGTTCGAGTCCTACTAGATAACATAAACTAAAAACAGTATGGATGGCAAAAGTTAGTTTTTCAGGCTATGTAGCCTATGTTAGTGAAAATCTTCCTGAATCTTGGAAAAGAGTTGGGGAGAATCATGGAGTACTTAATCAGCTGATAAGTGCAGTTGCTAAGTATTGTTACGAACACCTTTTGACAGGTCGAGAGTTAGTTATGCATTTGAAAGAGAATACATTAATTGACGCTGCAGACTTCGAAGAAGAACCTCAAGGGATAGATTGGTGGATAGATTTAAGTCTAGAAGCTAATATGCTAGAATCACATGGTTGTATTCCTACATTTGCAGAAGATGATGAGTCCAAGTAAAGTAAAGTACGATATGTTTAACATATCTTCATTTACTCAGGAATTTATATGTGCCGGAGTAAGAGATAATGTTGTTGGAATGTATAACTTTCTCAAAGAGAAGGGCGTACAGGTAAAAGACAAACAAGCTGATGATCTTAGAATTAGCAGTAGAAAAAGTGTTGTGTTACTTTGCACTAACTCTAACTCTAGTAACCCATTTGGAATAATTCAATTGAAAGACTGGGGTTGGTGGAACTTCTATCATAATAAGCATAATCGTAGTAGTAAACCATTGTACTATACGTATAACTTACCATCACAATGGCATGAAATGCTTAGGGATGGCTGTATATGGAAGGAAATGGAAGTATTTGATAAACCAGAAACGTATGAGGGTAGGAAAACGTATTTATTTTGAAAGTCCCCAAGAGAGGAAAGAGTTCTTAGCATTGCTAAGAGATGCACAAGATGTTACAGAGATAGCAACAATCATTGCTAAAACTTACAAAAAAGATCTAATAGAGGCAATGGATATTGCTCGAGTGTATAACGAATTTATTAGGAAGGAAAATGAAAACGTTGACAACTAGTGGAACTTATTTAGTAACAATCAGTGGACAAGAGTACATAGCAGTAGTAATAGGAAGCGCACCTATGCTACAGGTTGCAAGAGTGTTAAACTTAACAAAGTTCATTGATACTGGAGAGTTAGAAATCAGTACAGAAGCAAGAACTGTATTAACTGAGAAACCGTGCGAATTTAACTTCAGACAGATCGACTTGAACATCATCAGTCCGATGCAGGAAGTAGTACAGATACCGAAGTTACCCTACACACCTAAACAGTACAAAAAATGGTTATCATTATGTGGTGATTTAGATCGTGAAAAGTTACTTACAGATATCATGCTAACAAACCCTAGCATCAGTTACGGTGAAGCTCAAACAATTATTGATCAGTTATGGAGAGACAAAAGGAACATAGTCTCACAGTAAATTATACAGATCTGTGTGATTATCTAAACGACCGTCTAGTCTTACCCTATCTACCTAAAGTAGGAGAAGACTGGAATTTATTTGGTCCAGTCATATCACAGACATATGGACCAGACGGAGTATTCCCTAAGCAATATAATGATAAAGAATTACTAAAATGGATACAACACAGAATCCAAGTAAGGACATTATTATTATTTGTACAAAGGAAACTCTTTACACACCTTGCCATGTTACACAATACAAGGGCAACGGATGCAGTTCAGATGCGTATTTTCGTATCTATGCTGAACAAGTTAGGACTACCTAGAATTTATGCTGATGAAATATTTGATAATGTACATCTGCAGTATGACATTAGGAAACCTGTTTTCGAAGATTATTATCTTATGAAAATATTAGGTTTACCTTTTTGTTTTGAATCTAGGCCTTGTCCTTTTTAAGGTGTTAGGGGTTCGACTCCCCTAACATTCACTAAACAAGTTAGTTTGATTATGAAGAGAGAAGATGAAGACCTTCTTATTCAGCAAGCTAAGCTTGGTAAGCAAGATGCTTTTACAGAGCTTTATGATCGGCATCATAAGCTTATTCGATACATTATCTATGATATTGTAAAGAATGAAGATGTAGCAGATGACTTATTATCTGTTACCTTCACAAAAGCATTTAGTAGATTAGAATCTTATGTAAACCCTATTTCATTTGAAATGTGGTTAAAAACTATAGCAATTAACACTGCAATAGATTATATAAGATCTTCTAAGAATGAGAAACAGAATCATTATATAGATTCTGAGGACAATTACATTCAGTTAGATAGTAACGATCTCAGTCCTGAGGAAGTTATTATGAAACAGGAAACTGTTGAACAACTGAAAGTAGCTCTACATAAATTAAGATCTAAATATCGTAACATATTAGAATTACGATATTTCAAAGGCTTAAGTTATGAAGAACTTGCAACTGAGCTTGGCGTGCCAATAGGAACTGTAAAAAGTGACTTAAACAAAGCTAAGAAGAGATTGCGAGAATTTTTTGACAACATTAACAATAACTAACAAATACTTACACATCATGACAGAAGTTGCAATCATCGCAATTATAGTCATCTTAGCTGCAATCGTTATAGGGAAGGCCAACCATAGTAACGATTTAGTTTGGAGACTATTGTTCTGTTTTAGTGTTAGCGTATGTGTGTCTATAGGTTTCCTTTACATCTTTAGCAGCAAGCCAAAAGCAAAAGCAGCTAATGTTGAGGTAATTAGTAAGGCAGGAGATTCTACTGACACCCATGTAATATGCTTCGACCAGATAGCAATGGCTGAAGCTACCGAACAGGATATTACAGGTCAGGAGTCATTATTATCAGAATGCCTTACATGGGCACCAGTAATGAACGTGTTACCATTAAATAGTTTAAACTATATAATGGAACATATTATCTTTGATGACTCATAGATAGCGATAACGTTAACAGAAACAGACAAACAAGAGAGTTAGGTACGTTCGTACCAAGTAATTAACATTTAAACACAATCTTTAAAACATTATCAAAATGGCAAAGAATAAAGCAAAGAAAGGAGCTACTGCTCCGAAAGTAGAGACAAAAGCAGCTGAGGAAGTAAAAGTACAAGCTGCTGTAGAAACTAAAGTAGAGGATAAGGCACCGAAGAAGCCTGCACCTCAACCTGATGTACAGCCGAAAGCTGACACAAAGGAACAAAAGAAACCTGATCCGACACCTGCTGCTGCACCTGCAGAAGGAGCAACAGGCGATCAACCAGCTGTAGTTCAACCAGAAGAGGTTAATAACGCAGCTATGCCTACGCAAGCAGAGATGTCGGCTGAGGTATTCAAAAATGCAGAATTACAGTCTATTCTCGGTAGTATTTCTCTTACTCCGGAAAGTACTATGGATGCTAACCACATGGTGTTGTTAACTCACGTAGCTACTGAACGGTTCAAAGGGAAAGATCCGAAGAATCCTGTAGTAATAGCAGCTAACGAGATGGTTGATGACCTTACTTGTTACTGTATTGCTGTAGCTGGTATTAACATGGCAATTAACGGTAAGAAACTAGGTATGTCTGTACCTGTTAACGCCTTAGGAGCCTATGTACGAGCTATGGGATACTTTGGCATTGCATTACCGGCAGAGAAGGCTGTTCCGGATCCTAACAAGCCTGATCAGCTCCTAATTCCGTTTGAAGGAGCATCTCCTGAGACTGTTGAGACAGTTAAAGAAGAGATCAAGATGCAAAGAGGCACTAAGCCTACCATGGATCCAGCTTTGTGGAAGAGCGATGAGGACGCTAAGAAAGCGCTTCTCTATATCCTGAGTGACACATTGTCTAAGGATAATCGTTTCTTAGTATCTACCTCTAAGTTACGTATGTACAAGATGCTGTCTGCAGAGAACAAGGAAGAGAAGGCTATGTGGGAATCAGCATCCAATGCAACCATATTTGACAATCTTTTGTCAATTCTTGGTACAGCTAAGTCTACGTTCTTGAATGCAATTGGAGGACAAATTTATTCGTCCGCCGCTACACAGAAGAATCCGATTAAGAGTCATTTAACTCTTAAGCGTAACTTCCCGCAGTTATCTGACGAAGATGCAGCTGAGATCATTAAGATCATAGTAAAGCACAAAGCAGCACAGAACAATCCTAACGAGCCGTTAGAGAATAACATTGCTTGGAACGGCTTGAAAGACGGTAAACGTGAAGACTGCTTATTGTATCCTACTAAGACAACGGATGTAGACAAGGAGATTATGGGACGTCTCCAGAATGTCTATGCAGAACGTTTAGGTAGTCCAGCAGAAGCTGGTTATAACCTCCGTGCCACTAACTTAATTGTTACTATCATGAACTTGTATAAGACTTCTGGACAAATTGCGCAACTTGTCGAGCAGAATTATACGGCTGAGGTAAACAAGGCATTAGAGGCAACGTCTGGTAAAACTGCTCCGCAAGAGGAGAAAAAAGACGAGAAGGAGGCAGAGAAACCGAAAAAATAATCAATCATGAATCGGTTAACTGATTTCCTTTGGTGTGCATTATTTTCGTTTATAGCGATTATAACTGTCATCAAATTGAGCCCAAATGAGGCTAAAGCAGAGCAAAAAATGCCCGAGCTTACAATTCCAAAATTCAATCCTGTAGGTCAGTTTGACCTACAGATTGATTTAAACAAGGGAACCGCAAACGTCACAAGCAGTAACGGAATAGGTAAAGCCAACGTAACAGTAAATCATCCTACGGAGGTAATTGAGGTTCCAAGTAAACCAATTATTAAAAAGGAGGTAAAGTATGAAACAAAAACTGAATATTTGGAGAAAGTAGTACTATTTTCTTTACCAGTACCTACATTTCACGTACCAAGTGTTCAGATTCCTAAAAGCGTAGAGAGATGAAAGCAAAAAATAGTACATTGGATAAATTAGCATTTGTAGGCTTAATTATCTTCTTTATAATGTGTTTATTCTTTGCATGGTGTATAACATAACAGTTAAAGATAAAAGCTGTCGGGTCAAACGACTCCTTACCCGTGGTAAGATGAAGGAGAGTGGTATTGTAGCTGCACACTTAAAAAGCAATAAGGCAGCGTATGTTTTATTTCGATAAGTCTGATCAACTTATGATATTACGTAGACAAAGAATACAGGATGCCGTAGGGATAGTATATATTCTCCAATATATACATCGAGCCAAGAGCATGATAACCTATTATGAAGTTTATTCTTTTACTTCTGAAAAGTTAATAGGAAAATGGGTCAGTGTGCAAAACCCATAAGTCTTGAGAACCGTTTGGTGAAGACTAAAAAACACGATCTAGCGCAGCAGCGACGATGACAAATATTGCAAGGGGTTGCTACATAGTAAAGAGATCCTTAAGTAAGATCAAATGAATCCCCTTAAGAATCCGTAGGCACTATCAAGTGCGGTTTCAAGTAAGGACGAAATGTAGTTTAAAGGCAAACAAGTTCCATCTGTTTGACCTAACTTTAATAGACCGAATAGCGTCCATGACGGGTCCAAACCGTCATTAAACAAATAGCTACCTTTAGTGTTCCACTCTACAGTTGTTACTATTTTTGTAGTATAGTAATAAGGATCTAGACAACATAACATTTGGCTTAGTTATGGATGAGTGTATGAAGAAAGGGTATTTAAAATCAAGAAACTGGTAGGATATACTAAAAGCTGAGTGGCTATGGCCCATATATAATAATAGAAGAGGTAACGGACTTCTATAATTACTTATGACAGGTTATCCGGAGCAGATGCCAAGTCTGTGCTTGCAAGAGCTTATAAAGATGTTCACTAGCGTAGAAAACTAGTTAAAATAGTCTTTATAAGGGGGTACTTCAGGTGCTGGGTATTAACTACGTAGGAGTGATACTACGTCTTTTAAGATACGCTCTAAAGGATCAGGACAGGTACGATTTTAAATAAAACTGACCGAGTTTTATGTTCAATACTAAAATCAGTATAGAGTTATGTCAGTATAAGTCATGGAAACGAACATACGCAGGAGAATAGTGGCGAAAAGACTACCTCAACCCCTAGAGACACCGTGGCGAAGTGTATAGGGTTCGTATAAAAAGAGAAACTCACCGCTCTGGTAAACTAAAGGTGTGAGTAAGTTTAGTTTAAGCTTTCTTTAATAGATATAACGAAAGTAGGGCTTTTTATAGTCAAGGAGCTAAATTCAAGACTAATAAAATAGTGTAATAGTAAGGGAGTATTAATAGTGCGGCTTACAATATCCTTTTGTAAGTATAAATGAACCACTTATAGTATTTATTTACTCTGGGAAGGAATTCCTATCACTGGCTCGAGAGTTAACGAGACTCTTAAACAAAAGCGGAATTAACATGTCTAACTAACGTAGGTTCAACAACCGAATAACAAATTTGTGGATGTCCTCGCTAGGGAAACTGAATGCGACCACAACTTGGCGAATGCGATTGCTTAGTAGTATCAGGGTATAATACGCAATATTATATGTTCGAGAGAAAGCGTCTCATTGAAGCTTGTAAATCTTTAAGAGTGAACGAAAGTGAACTATTACTTATAGACCTATTTATAAGCGAGAGTAAATGAGAAGAGGTGAAAGTCCTCAATCTTCATCCAAGTAAAATAAACAAAATCCTAGTCAAGGTTACGTTGGTAGCTCTGTACTTAGTAATAAGTATATCTAGCGTAAGAGGTAGGCGTTAGTGAATAACTATATGAGACCTATAAGTTATTACAAATAACAAAGACAAAGATGGCAATTCCTTTGATCGCCTTGCAGTTTTAGCAACGTTCTGTAAAAACGACCGGACATAACTACTTGCCCGATAAGACAGTTTTAATCATTAGTAAAGTTTATATGAATCTAGATAGGTCAATCTATACTAGTTCTATCCCTAGGATATAGTCTTGCTAACTTATTTACTTTACTATTTTTATCTGAGTAACCAGAAAAAACGTGTTGATTATTACGGATCTTCTGTAATAGAGATTACAGAATATAGTACAGCTTGGAATCAGAACCTAGAATACTCATCGATGAGTTTCATTAGCTCTGGTCACAATGCAGTATGCGGTTCCAAAGTAAGATATGACTCAGTAAACTTATAAACCTGTCTCGTTTATAAGGAGTATACCGCAATAGCGAATTATCAAGAACGGAATTATTTTGCTTATCATATAAATTAAAGTAAAAACACATTTGCATCTTTCCTTGCACAACTTGAATGTTGCACGACCGTGGTTTTTAACCTATCTGATATAAGATGATGATAAATCGTGACGAAACGCATAGGGAAAGATGTGAGAAAATTTTCATTAATTATTAACTTATCAAAAGGAGGAATTTAAAAATGGCAAATGTAAATTATAATTTAGTAGTAGCATCTCAATTAGGTGCATTGTTAGGTATGAACTTGATCCGGATTAAGCGGACTAATGTAGATGCAGATTATTCGAACAAAGAGCGGGAAGGCAAGCAGCGGCTTGCAAATCCTATTTGGTTACATGGCGTAGAACGCATTCGCATCCGACAAGCAGAGCTTGTTGATGTAGGTGACGGTAAAATGGTAGTACAGTTTAACCGTGATCCTAAGCTTCAGCTTGATTTAGCAGGAGCTAAAGACATTAGTGATATTATTAAGAAACCGACAGTTCAGGAAGTAGTCTCCGCAATCGCAAGCGAGTCTACGGGTTTGCCTCAGTTCTTTACTGATGACAAAACTGCAACTGAGTTAACTATTTCATTCAACGAGCGGTCACGGAAGGAGATTAGCTCTATGATGGAAACGTTGTCTCGTCAGGCACAGGCATTAGCTGATGCTAATCGTGCTATGGAAGATTCGTGCAGATTGAACATGGCCCAATATGGTCAGTCTGTAAACTTTCAAAGCGTTAATATTGATTGAAGATGGAAAATCTCAGCAGATCCTCTAGATTAAATCTAGAACGAATCCTAGCTGATGAAGATATATTCAATTCCTTTTTGTTTAATGACAAAAAGCCCGGAACTAGAAGTCTAAAAGACGATGGTTCCTTTGTCATTGGTGCGACTTGTTTTGAATGGTGGAATCACTTCATAGGTTGTGAAAAGAAGTTAAGTTTCCACGATTTAGTAGTGCATCTGATAAACTTCATGGCTGGAAACGGCAAAAATAGAAATGATTTCGCATTAGACGGCCTATATCAGGATTTTGTTAACTTTACACTTAAGCAAGATGATAAGAATCGGATGGTAGATATTCTTCTCACAGCTTATTTGTATGGTTATAAAGAAATCCAAAAGGAGGGGAAGGTTCCTTCTGAACAAACGATATTAGCAGCTGTTACTAAACAAGTGCGAAATCCTGATGGTGTAGCTGTACTTACAGCTAATGGTCCAGTATTTTTAGGTAAAGACTTAAAATTCTACGAAATTGAGTAAGATATTATACGTTGCTTTGAATTAGGAAGGTGTAATAGTGATAGTAAAATATACTTATTCTTTTAAAAAACAAAATGTAAAGACTCAGGAAGGTTAGAGTCTTTAATGGTCACGATGTGGTGTCTATAACAGGATACTAAGTTACGGAAAGCTCTGAGAATAAGAAAGAGATGTTACATCGATGTAAACGTGACCACTCGTTTCTACATATTGGACGCATTATCAAAATGTTCTCCCGTATAAATTATTAACTAAAAAATTTATATATGGTAAAAGATTATAATGAACTGAAAGATATTGCTAAGAAGTTAATGTTAGAGAATAATTATGGCATTAAGGAAGAAGAACTCATCTATGTTACAACTACAGATATTACAGATTATTACGAAAAGATTTCTTCACGAGATAAAACTGTATTATCAGAAGTATATGGAACTGAGGAACTACCACTTATACATCATTACATCACTCGAGCAGAGGCTAGTACTAAAAAGCTTGAAATGGATGAGGATGATTATAAAAAGAATTTAATGTCTGGAGTAAAAGCATATTATGTTGATGATAAGGTATTTTACTATGTAGTATGCCCGTCGCCAACAGATCAAGATGAAGTTTTACGCATGTATGTGTATACTCGAGATATTTACAATTATCTGTGTGAAACCGCATTAAAAGATGAACTTGAAGTAAAGTCAAACGTACCAAAGTCAGGTATCTACCGAGCACAAGCAGTAGAAAGCCGATATAGAACCCATATGCGTTATAAAGAGATTACTGATATCCAAAGTAATCCAGCTATTCATCAATGTAAAGAAGAACTTATTAAAGGCGTTGACTTCTTCTTTGACAATGTTGAAATGTTTTCAAAGTTCAATCAGAAACCGTTACGTAAATTCTTATTGTGTGGTGAACCGGGTACAGGTAAAACTTCTATTTGTTATGACGTAGCTAAAAAATATTCTAAAGATTCTCCGGTAGTATTCGTTACAGATTTTCAATCTATGGCAATGCACATTCAAGAATGTAGCCGTATTAATCGACGTACTATTGTAGTATTTGAAGACTGTGAAGCAACGTTAAGTAGTCGTAATAATTCTGCTATTCTTAACTTCCTAGATGGTATTGACCGTCCGAATATTGAGAACGGTGCTATAGTAATGATGACAACAAATCATCCTGAACGAATTGAAGCACGTATCTCTAAGCGTCCGGGTCGAATTGACAAGATTTTCCATATCAATGCGTTGGATGGAAAATATGCATATGATGTATTTAACTTGTATTTCGGCGACTTTATGAAAGAAAACGAGTTCGATGCTACGACTGATACAGCTCGTGAGGCTATCGAAATTATTGCAAATGGTATGACTGGTGCACAGATTAAAGAGTTATTTAACTCTTATGTTTGTTACATGGTCTCTGAAGGTAAAGAGTTTAATTTAACGGATATTTTCGATACTAAGGTTAAATTGTTTGAATCATTTAATCAGATAGACGAAACTAATAATTCGTTAACATCAAACTTTGAAAACGCTCAAGCAGAACTTTATAAGATTCTACGAGCATAAAAGCTACGGGGCATTAGGTTGCCCCATAGTTACACTGGGAGTTGATGCGAAATCGAATAGTATTAATCATTTAAAATCAATTCGTATGACAACATCAACTGAAATTATAGAAAAACGTGATAAATTATCTGCAGATATAACTCGAACTTGGAATATTATTAAAATGGAAAATGTAGTTTTCCGTGGATTTAAGCGTAATTACGATATGAAAGTACTACTAGATAGTATTTTTGATAAATGTAAAGAGCGTATTGAGATTAAGTTGCAATCTCTGGCATTAAATCTCGGATTTACTGACATTAATGATCTTCCAGAAGATTCGATCTATCCTACTATCTTCGCTGTAGGCGAGCTTAAAGAGATTAAAAAGCAATTATCTCATGTTCCTACTCTGGATCCTGAGATAATTAAGAAAGTAGGAAAGAAACGCATGAAGAAGACAGAGGTATTGACCCGAGGGTTTGTTAAGAATCTGTCTGAGGCACTTACGATAAAGATTAATACTCTTAACAAAGAGTTATTAGATTACAATGCTGTTCATTCGCTTGAGAACACTGAGCGTAAGAATGCTAAAGTAATCGATATGTCTTTTAGTAAAGCAAAGGCTGCAGCATAAAAAAGAAATTAGTGTAATAGTTTAATGGTAGAACATAACATTTTTGTTAGAGTGAGAGTTCGAGTCTCTCTTACACACTCCGTTACAGAATTAACATTATAAATTTATCAAAAATTTAAAGAAATGAAAACAACAATATCAAACAAAGAGAGAACAGCAGCTCTTAAGAAAGAAGCTGCAGAAAAAGGTTTAACTTTCAAAGAAGTAGTTAAACTACACCGTAAGGAAAATCGTAAAGAGCATAGAGCAAAAGTAATCTCTAACATACAGCGCTTAGTGTTACATCGCAAACGTAAACTAGCTGGTGAGTTTGCTGTAGTAAAGAAACATGTATCAGCTGAGGCACGTTTTGAGCGTATCCTTAACGAGAAGATTGAAAATCTGAATCAGTTCCGTAAACATTCCGGAAAATCTATGTCAGATGAACAATACGAATCTGCAAAAGCATCGCTTGAAAGCAGTTCTAAACGAGAACAACAATTAATAGACAAGCGTATTAACAGGAAACAACGCATTGAGAATCAGAAAACTCGACAGACTGAGGAAATCATGAAGCAGATTAAGCACTTCCTTGAGTCGGAAAGTAAGCGTAAAGCTAAGAAAGAGGAGAAACGGTCTAAGTATGCCGGCAAGAAAAAGAAAGTGCCTCCTCGTAAGTTAGAACCTAATGAGAAGGTTATAACATATCCTTATTACATTAGTATTAATGTATTTAAGGACAAAACACATAAAGAACGTATAGATTTGGATCCCATAGGAATGAACATTTCTCAGGATTCATTACATAAGTGGATGAATCACTATCACAGGATGTATAGTGATCTCTATAAGGATGACTACGTAGGAACGTTTGTATATAACAGTCCGACGTTAGATCATTGCATTCTTGAGTCAATTAACAGTAAATATTATAATATTGATGGTTACTTGACAAGCCGCATAGCTTCTCAAAGAGCAGCTGCAGCGGCATAAAAAGTGCGTCGAAAGACGCACATAAGGAAGAGTAATAGCCTGATAAACTATACTAGGTACTATATCGATGCAGTATAGGGCAGTTCGATTCTGCACTCTTCCACAAGATTAAAACCACAACCATGAAAATTAGAAACAAGACAGTATTAGTATATGATATTGAGGTATTTCAAAATATCTTTCATTGTGCTGTGAAGAATACTGAAACTAACGAAATTCATTTATTTGAAATATCTAGTAGAAAAAATCAACTAGAAGAGTTAGTTAAGTTTTTTAAACAATTTAATAACATAGAAGGATCATGGAACCAATCTTATACTACAGATTATCAATTCAATACAGATATAATATTTGCAGGTTATAATAATATTCATTATGATAATCCTATAGTAAACTATATGATAGATTACTATGAAAGACTTATATTACATCCATATTGGAGAATTTGTAGTTCTATTTATAATTTCAGTAAAGTTATTGTAAATAGTAAAGAAGGTGAAGAAGGATTGTGGAAAGAATGGAAGTATCAACAATGGTTTGAATCATTTGATATTCTAACTATGTTATATTCTACACAGTTACGAGTAGGCTTGAAAGAGATGCAAGTAACTATGCAATATCCAAATGTACAAGAATTTGTATATGATTGGAGTAAACCATTACCAGAATCCTTATTTGATGAAATGATTCAATATAATATAAATGATGTTGAGTCAACTTCTGAGTTATTAAACAGATGCAAGAAAGATATAGATCTTCGAATTGCTATTGAAGATGAATATGGTGTAAGAGTCCTAAGTAAAGATGGCGTGAATATTGGAATGAAAATTATCACACAGAAATACCTAGAAAAAACAGGACAAAGTTGGTGGCAGATACGTAATTTACGTTCACCAATGAACTTAATTCCATTGAAAGATGTTATATTACCTTTTGTTAAATATAAATCTCCTATCCTAAATAAAATGCTTGAAGAAATGAAAAAACAAGTAGTTTCTCCGGGTAGAAAAGGTTATGAGTATAAATTTATATTTAACAATCTACGATATTCTGTAGGAGTAGGTGGAATCCATTCAGTAAATGATCCTGAGATTATTATACCCAAAGAAGATGAAATGCTTATAGATATAGACGTTGCTTCTCTATATCCAAGTATGCTAATACAATATAAGTTTTATCCTAAACATTTAGGACCAGAGTTCCTAGAAGTCTATTCTCAAATTAGAACAGAAAGACTAGAAGCAAAAAGAAATGGGAACAAAGTGAAAAATGAAACTTTGAAACTTGCGTTAAATGGTTTAAGTGGTAATTTACAAAATGAACATAATTTTTGTTATAGTCCATTTGCAGTAATGCAAATCCGTATTAACGGACAATTACTATTACTAATGTTAGCGGAATCCTTATCTGAATTAGGATGTAGAATAGTACAAGCGAACACTGATGGTTTATTTGTCCTCTTAAAGAAGGATAAATATCAACAAGTAAAACAAGCATGTACTGAATGGGAACAACTAACTAAACTCGAATTAGAAGAGGAACGTTTTGAAGCTATGTATCAATTTGCAATTAATGATTATATTGCAATTAAAGAAGGGTACAAAGAAACTAAAGATAGTAAACTTATTAAGAAAAAAGGTATGTTTATTACTGATGTCTTACTCGGGAAAGGTCTTAATCCTAAGATCATACCAGAAGCAGTCATTAAGTATTTTGCAGATGAAATTCCAGTGAAAGATACTATAATGAATTGTAAAGACATTCGTAAGTTTCTACAAGCAGAAAAAACAGGTAAGCAATGGACTGTAGAATACAATGGAGAAATACAACAGAGAGTTAATAGATTCTATGTTAGTACTGATGGTTTGTATCTTTGGAAATGGAAATCTGAAAATGGTATTAAAGAATACCAGAGTATGTTGAAAGGGTATGGTGTAACTATACACAATAAATTTACTCCAGATAAACCTATTGAAGATTATAATATTAACTATCACTATTATATCCTACAAGCTACAAAGATTATTAATCAGTTAAAGCCACAACAGTTAAGTCTATGGGACTTTTCATAAAATATCACAGATTATCATACTCTAAGACATAGACTTCTTTTAACGAAAGGAGAAGTGTATGATATTAGAACTAGATACAGAACTGCTCAGTAAAATTGAGCATTTGACTATTAATCAGCTAGTATTTTTAAATCTTGTATTAGGCAATAATCAAGCTAATATCAAAGATGTCCTGTCACTTATCAGTCTGGTGAACGAGACAGAAATACAAGATTTAATTGATCAAGGCTACATAGAAAAAAAGGTTTCAGACAAAGCAGTAGTTTATCTTCCGACTGAAACTTTAACATCACTTATCGAAAGAAAAGTTACGATGTTTGATGAATTCTATGAAGCATATCCACAGGTTGTCATTAGACCAGATGGTACAAAGAGCTTCTTACGAGCCAATAAAAACAATTGTAGAAAGCGTTATAACGCTATCGTAGGCAAGAGTAGAGCAGCTCATGAGCATTTAATGGAATGTTTAAAATTCCAGCAGAATGAACTAGTAATGACTGGTCGTATGGGTTATATGAAAACAATGTGGAAATGGCTTACTCAATGTGAATGGGAAGCACTTGACGAGCAAATGAAATGTAGTGTTGAACAAAATGAACAAACATCTTATGGAACAACACTTATATAAATCACTACCATTCAAGCATATTTCTGAAGTAACAGAAGAAGCTTTAGAGTATATTGACATGCGTAGAAAACATGAAATTGAACCACTTAGAACAAGGTGGAAGAAATTCAATAGATTGTGTAATGGTGGCATAGAACAAGGTTGCATCTATACAATAGTAGGTGCATCTGGATCAGGTAAGTCCTCATTTGCAAATATGTTAGAAACTGATTTAATTAGTCTAAATCCTAATAAGAATGTTATAGTATTATCTTTTTCATTTGAAATGTTATCAAGTAGACAAGTAGGTCGAAAAATAAGCAGTTCAATGCGAAAGACTACTGCAGAATTATATAGTTCTGAATTTGATCTTCGTGATGAAGAATTTCAGAAGATACAGGAAGAAGCACAGCAGATTGCTAAATTTCCTATCTACTATGTAGATTCTGCAGCTACAGTCGATCAGATTAAGGATACGATACAGTATTTTCAAGACACTCTTGCTAAAGATAAATGGCTAGTAATAATGCTAGATCATACACTGCTAGTAAGAGGTAGAAGTGATGAAAGTGCTTTAAATATTATTAGAGATTTACAGAACTGTTTTATAAATGCAAAAAAAGTAGGTTGCACAAGTATAATTCAGCTCTCACAAATGAACAGGAATATTGAATCTCCTGACCGAATTAATAACCCAACATGTCATTATCCAATGCGTAGTGACATTTCTTCCGCTGATGCTATCTTTCAAGGAAGTGATGTTGTACTTGTAATCGCCCGTCCAGAAACGTTAGGCTTTGCAGTGTACGGACCTCATCGACTCCCAGTACAAAACAAGATATATCTCCATATTCTAAAGAATAGGGAAGGACAATTAGCAATTCTTGATTTCGAAAATGATCTAGCACACAACAATATTATCGAAATTGAAAGAGGCATGGAACTAAACCCTACTTAGTTCACAATTAAAAAAGACTGATATGAAAGATTATATATTCTCTTTTGGTAAATCCAACAACAATTCTTCTTACTTTGGAACAACAACAGGTAATAATTCTGTAAGTAGTTATACACAAAGCTTGTTTAATAAAGCAATGGGTTTAACTCCGTATTATCAGACTCCGTGTCGGAGTTCATATGATAGTTCGACTCCTTTTTATCTTCTTCCTTTTGCTGTAGAGAAGAAAAAGAGTCCGTTGTTCGATAGTAACTATCGCTATAAGAAGATTCAGCGTGATCTTGACGTATATGAAGCTTGGAAGAACGCTGTAAATCGAATGAATGCATATCGTAATTATTATGGCAATGATAGTTATGAAGCATTGATTAACGGTATTCCGGCTAATTTCTTTAGCGATTTTGTACAGATTGGAGATACTGTTATTCCGTTTAATGCAAACCGTAGCTTTTTTAACAGTTTGACTTCGGAGAGAAAAACAACAATTCTTAGTGTATCTATTACTATTATCGAAATTTTTGTGATCGAGTAATTTTAAAACAACATATACTTACTATTTTCAGTATTTACAAATCTTATCATATCGTATCAAATCACAGTAAGTTAATATCTATTCATTATGATAGTATTACCTACTGAAAAAGTTAAAGCCAAAGTAAAGAATCCAAGATTCTTAATACTATTTGGTAAACCAAAATCGGGCAAAACTACTATAGCAAGTCAATTAGATTCAAATTTAATCATTGACTTAGAGGGAGGAGCTGAGTTCTTAGATTCTCTCTGTGTTCAAGCTAGAAACGTAAATGACTTAGGCGAAATTGCTGCGGCTATTCGTCAAAAGAATAAAGAATGTAATGGCTTCTTCTATAAGCATATAACTATTGATAATGCAACAAGATTAGAAGAAATAACGTTAAGTTATGCTCTAACTCTTTATCAACAGACTCCAATGGGTAAATCCTATAGAGGAGATGTTCGAATGTTACCTAATGGTGCTGGATGGTTTTATATCAGACAGGCTGTTAGAAAAGTTATCGATATGTTTAGAGAATTGTGTGAAGAATTTATTTTAGTAGGTCATACTAAAGATAAATTAGTAAATAAGGATGGTGAAGAACTATCTGAAATGCAGCTTGACCTTGCTGGAAGACTTAGTGATATTATCTGTGGAGAAGCAGATGCTATAGGCTATGTCTATAGAAAGAAAAACCAGACATTGATTTCGTTTCAAGGTGGAGAAAACAATATAGTAGAAGCGAGAGCGCCTCATCTTAGAGGCCAGAAAATTGTTATTGCTGAAAGTGATAACGAAGGTAAGTTAGTTACCTATTGGGATAGAATTTATTTGCCTAATAATGATTAAAATATACGTATATGTACAGTTCTAGCAGAGCAAAAAAGATTGTAAAAAACGATGTAGCATTTTTAAGTGCAGGTATTCATGATAATGTCCATTTAATTGGAGTTAGATATGAGACCTCAATTCAAGATAACAGTTTTATCGAATTTAAGTTCGAAAAAGAAGGTAGGATTATGACTCACACTGAGTGGGAACCGAGAAAGAAAACAGCTTTTGGCGAACTTACTCAGGAGGAATTTGAGTTAAAATGTGATAAGCAATTCTCTCGTGTAGAGCAGATTTTGAAATGTTTCTATGACGAGGATAAGTTGCAATTTGAAGGTGAAAGCTTCAAAGAGTATGCTAAATGGGTAGTAGGACTTTTGTCTGCAGATAACATTAAGGACAAAGCCTTAAGAGTAAAAGTTGTCTATAATGATAAAGGTTATACCACACTTCCGAAGTATGCGAAATACACATTTATTGAGCCTATGTCTACAGTAGATGCTGGTGAATCAATGATTACTAAGTTAGGAATTGATTTATTCGAAAAGCCTATTGTAGCTGATGTTGAGAAACAAAATGCTAATCCATTCCAAGTAGTAAATGGTACATTAGAAAGTGTTGACGTTACACCAAGTAACAATAGTGAGGATGATTTGCCTTTCTAAAAAAGGTAGAACATTATATAACCAATTAAATTGGGGGGGTAACAAAAGTTACTCTCCCTTTTTTATTAACCTCAAAAAGTAGTTTATTATGTTAGATATTCAAGAGTTAGAATCAAAGTTAACAGATTTAAAATATTCAGTAAAAAATGGTGAGATTAGTGGTAATGCGAAGGGACATGATGACTTAGAGCATCCGTTTTTGCAAATGATGCAACAGTTTGTTAAAGACGGCAAACAAACTGAGTGGGAAAAAATGTTCAAACAAGCATCTGAGAAGATGTTGAATAGTGAAGGGTCTGAGTCTAGCAGTAGCATTGGAGACAATCTTACTACTAAAACGAAATCAAAAAATCTAGAGGTTGGTGATGAGTTTTTTGGTAGTATTATTACTACCGTCAAAGACGAAAACGGTAAAAACAAACGTACAAAACCGATAGATTTTTGGAAAGTCATAGAGAAAGATACTAGTTTTGGAACTAAATATACTCTTACAAACAATAAAGGCGAGAAGTTCAAAACATCTGCTTCTGGGATTACTATGCGTAAAACTAGTGAGTTTCAGGATAAACTTCGTAAAGAGCTTGAAAAACTTAAACAGAAGTTAGAGGACGAGAAGAAACGACTAGCTGAAGAGGCTAAGTATGTAGATATATCCAAAATGAATCCAGAGGATCAATTAAAGAAAATTATTGAAGCTGGTATGCGAAACATTTGGATGGTAGGTCCTGCAGGATGTGGTAAATCTACTATGGCTCGTAATGTTGCAAATGAACTTAATGTTCCATACTTATGTATTTCTTGTGGTATTGGTACTTCTGCTACGGAATTCGTAGGGTATAAGTATCCTACTCGAGAATCTACTAAGTTTGCAGAATATTATGCTAAGCCATCTGTTATCTTGATTGATGAGATGACTGCATTAGACCCCGCAGTAGGTCAAGTATTAAATGCTGCTCTTGCTAACGGTGAGATTGAGACTACTACTGGTTTAGTATGTCGTCACCCCGAGTGTATCATCATTGCTACTTCTAATACGTTTGGCAATGGTGCGAGTCGACAGTATGTGGCTAACAATCAATTAGACGCATCTACTATTGACCGATTCACCGGTGGCATTATAGAAGTTAACTATTCTGTAGATTACGAAAGTCAGTACGATACTGATGTAGTAAAATACGTATGGAAACTTCGTGAGATAATCAAAGAGTGTAATCTACGCCGAGTTGCATCTACGCGTATGATTCAGTCTGGACACCTTATGAAGAAGGCTTATTTTAAGAATTGGAAAGAGATGTTGATTACTAACTGGACTGATTCTGAGAAGGAAATGGTCAGTAAAGAGCTAGATTTTTCAACTCGTTTTTTACAAGTATCTGAAACTAAATCCGAAATTAAAAAAGCAGCGTGACATGGGTAAAAGACTGGAGACACATTTTGATAATCTCGACAAATTTTACACTGAGTGTGAAGTTCAAGAAGACACAGGTAGTCCTAATAAATATAAGGAAGTATCTAGAGTAGATAATCCTAAATGGGTAGGACTAACTAAGGAAGAGATTCAAAAATCTAAATACTTTTATAAAGAAGGTTTAGATGAACTTGGAAAGTTAGATGAAGATCTGATATTTGGAGGATCAAAGACTAACTACAAGTATGATGAGAATGATGGAGACGATATGAATTACGATAGGTTTATCGAAGGATTACCATCTCTTAGGAAAAGACAAAGAACTGGAGGAGATAAAAATGGTAAGTTCATTAAACTACATGTAGGAATATGTGAATGTTGTGCAATATCTGCAAAAGATATGCTTTATAAATCTTATACTGCTTTAAAGCTTGCAGATTATTTAGAATCTCAAGGCTATCGTGTGCAGATTTCAACATTTGCTGAAGTAGAGGCGTTAGGTTCTTATAAAGAAGAGCGAATCGATTATCTATTAGTAGAAGTAGTATTTAAGCGATTTGAAGACCACTTAATACTACCTACTATGCTTACATGCGTATCTCCTTGGTTTTTCAGATATCATATGTTCAGATTTTGGACTGCTAAATTTAAATGTGGTTGGGGGCTAGGTCATGTTCCTAGACAAACCAGAAAGAGTACTAAATCTGACATTTATATCTCTTCAGGAGAGTGCCTATGCGAGGAAGGCGCTAAAGAAAAGATTGAAGAAATTAAGAAACTTTTTGAAACTGATCATGGGGATGAGGAATAGGTATTATCGCACGTAAGTGGATGTACTGTCTGGTAAAGAAATACAAAGTCTGAAAAGGACGACAGAATACCTAGATTGGAGCTAGTTAATATATACTAGCATGGGGGTTCGAATCCCCCTCTCACACAAAAAGAGAGTAAGCACATATATCTTCAAGTAGGCGGGCTGCTTTGCAGTCGGCGTACGGTGGGTGGAGGTAGAAGCAGATGTGTGAATAGCCCGGTATTTTTTACCTAAGGAGAGGTGCAAGTCCTCTACTCTCACTAAAATTGCTATATTATGTACGACTCTAAGAGAATTAAAAAAGAGGATCCTATTACTTTAGATTATATTCTATCTAGAGTAACAGAGTATGATATATATGCACGTTATATAGGGCAATTTAAAATAGGTTATATCTATAATAGTCCATTTAGAGAAGATAAAAATCCTTCATTTGGAATATTTAGAAGTAGGAAAACAGGTAAACTCTTATTTAAAGATCATGGTAATGGTCTTTGTGGAGACGTAATTAGATTTGTACAAGAATATACTGGTATAACTAATTATGACAAACTACTGAAACAGATTGTAAAAGATCTGAACATAAAAAATAATACTGTTTTAAAAAGTACTAAAGCATATGAAAAGTCTGAAGAAACCGTAATTGGAGTAGTAAGACAAGAATTCACTAATGTTGATAAAGCATTTTGGCAACAGTTTGGTATTACTCTAGATACATTAAAGAAATATAACGTAAGTAGTATTAAATACTATTTATGTGATGGAATTGTAAAGGGTATTTATAAGGATGAAAGTCCAATGTATGCATATAAGGTTTATGATAAGTTTAAAATTTATAGACCTCTAGCTGATAAGTACACTAAATGGCGTAATAATCTTACTGAATATGATATTCAAGGGTTAGAACAACTTCCTGAAAAAGGCGAACTATTAATTATAACTAAGTCTCTCAAAGATGTTATGTGTTTGAAAGAAATGGGTTATAATGCAATATCTCCATCATCAGAGAGTACATTTATTCCAGATAATATTCTAGATATACTAAAAAAGCGTTTTAAACGCATTTTAGTATGTTTTGATAGAGATCCTGCAGGAGTCAAAAATATGCGTAAGATAAGCAAGAAAACAGGCTTAAATGGATTCTTAGTACATAAGAAATTCCAAAGTAAAGATATTAGTGATGCCGTTAAGTATAACGGCTTTGAAGTTATTAAAAACTGGTTAAATAAAACACTATGAAAGTATTAAAAAAGATTTGGAAAGGTATTCGGTTTGGTATTGGTATGATATTTACTGTTCCGTTCCTTATTAGTATGTTTTGTACATACTTGTTTGGTATTGCTGTAGCTGTATTTGATTATTCTATCATTGATAAAATCAGTGAAAAATTAAGTATAGTTAAAAATAATAATACTGAACTTACTGATGAGGAAATGCTAAATGCTAAACGGGAGTTAGAAACCTTGATTGTAGAACTTGAGAAATTAAAGGAGGCACTTAATGATCGAGTTGCTTAGTACTACAATTACTGTCAATTTAGTAGCTTTAATATCCTTTATTGTTTTATGTTGTACTATTAGCAACATACTCAATCTTCTTTCGTTTAAGAAATTATTAAAACAAATCTTAGATGAAAAAGAAAAAGAGTCAAAACAAGAAAGTGATAAATGCGACTCCAACTGTCTTCGATAATATTAATTTCCGAAGTAAGTTAGAAGTATATACATATAAAGCACTAAAAGAAAATAAACTGAAAGCTGAGTACGAGCCTATAAAGTTTGAGCTAGTCCCTAGTTTTCAGTTTAAAGATAAAAAGATACGACCTATGACATATACTCCAGATTTTGTAGGTAATAACTTTATAATTGAAGCAAAAGGTAGACCTAATGATGTCTTTCCTTATAAGTGGAAATTATTTCAGTATAACTTAGTTAAATCAGGTTTAGATGAACAATATAATTTGTTTATTGTTCATAATCATAAGGAAGTAGATGAATGTATTAAACAAATAAAACAGTTAACTGATGGAAAATAAAAACGTATTAGAAGAATATGATCTGATTGTTGATCTAGGTCCAGTAAAGGACGAGGAAGAATCAGAAAATGTAGAAGAATAATATGGATTTAAGTATACCTTACTATGATGACAATTCTCGTATATCTAATAGTAATTTAGGGCAGTTCTTAAAGAAAGGTCCAAAATATCTAAAAGATATGCTAGAAGGAAACGCTGAAGGTCTTAAAGCTAGTTATTTAGATAAAGGAACAATGATACATATGTATATTCTTCAACCTGAAGAATTTTGGGCACATTATCGAATACTAGACTTTGAAACTCCAAGTAGTAAACAACAGCAGTTATTTGCTGATAAACTAGTTGGTACTGTGGAAATTGATCCAGATTTAGCCCTTATAAAGGCTTATTCTGATGCCTATAGTACAAAAGGTAAGAGTGAAGAAAAAATACTCTTAGAAGCCAAAGAAATGGCTAAAAAGCTAGAAAACTACATAGAATATCTTAAGACTGAACGGCAAACTGAGTTGAAATCTATTTCGTTTGCTGATCTGAATATGCTAAAAACTATTAAGCAAAACATTCAGGATCATAAGAAAGCAAATGAATTATTATATAAACAACCGCAAACCTGCGAACAAAATAACGAGTTCCACATAAATTGGGAATTTCCAAAAGCTTACGAAAACTATCATTTATCTTGTAAGTCTTTGTTAGACAGGCTAATGATAGATCACACTCTAAAGAAGATTACATTAGTAGATTTAAAAACTACTGCTGATGTATGGAATTTTGAACATTCTATTGAAGAGTATGATTATAGAAGACAATTAGCTTACTATTGGTTAGCAATTCATTGGTACTTTAAGTACGAACTGAATATAGATATAGATGAATATACAAAAGAAACCTATATCATTGCTATCCAAAGTAATAATGGATATGAAGTTAGAGTTATTAACTTTACTCCAGAATGTATAGAAGAAAGACTTACAATAATATCAGAAACTATCAGAAGAATATGCTGGCATAAACAAAACGATTTATGGGACCACTCTAGAGAGTATTACGATGGAGATGGATCAGAAGTGTATGATGGAAATGATAGTATCTCTATTCTTTAATGAATGTTATTCTAATATTGTATTAAAGAAGTTATCTACCTATTTTATAAAAGAAAACCTGCACATAAGTTATGCAGGTTTATCATATACTGAATATATAAATTTATGTAAATTGTATAAGCAGCATCATTTATATTTAGGTTACTATAGATATAAAGGAGATATAGATTATCATACCGTCTTCATATTTAAAATAAATCCAAAGCATAATAGACTAATATATGCAATAAAGAATAGATATTATCATCTATTACCTCTTAAAGTAAAAGAGCATATTACTCGGTTTACTAATAAGAATGTATTTATTAGTTCAAGTGCTAGAATAAATGATAGTATTATGAAAGATGAAGTAATGTTAACAGTGAGAGAAGAACTATTTATAATGCAAATGGCTGAGCAACAAGATGTTCAAGAGCCAACATCGCTTGAAGATATAAATTGCCTTGGATTTTAGTATCCAAAACTTAATTGTTTGAAAAAAGAAAGGGGTCGTTGTGAAACGATCCCTTTTTTGTTTATCCAATACGATTTATCATATCGTTTAGTTTCTCTCGTGGATTTTTCATATTATAATAGGCATTAAGTATTGGAATAACTTTGATAAAGTCTCTTTGCCATCCTTTTAATCCTTTATAAGCACCTCTTTCAATTTCTTCATATTTTCTACTACTCAAATAAGATAACGGATTAATAACCCTATTAACATCTACAAATGTTTGAATTAATGGAGTAATAGAATTAAGAATATCGAATACATCCATTGCATTATACCTAGAACCAGACTCTAATGAAATCTTCTTTAACTCTAATCGTAAGAATTGAGTAAACCAATAATCATCATCGTCTGCACCCATTCCAAATAGGTTAAATATAGTTAACCAGAAGAAATATGTGAATATTTGAGCATTAAACCTCCTAATATGTAAATCTATTTGTTTTTTTACATCTACATCAGGATATTGTTCTTGTAACTCTTTTAACTTTTCATCATTTCTTCCTGTAAGGACTCTTAATAACTTAATAAGTTTTCTATCAGAACCATATTTCCATCCGTAGAAATATGCCGATGCTGTTCCCATCGATAACTCTTTTGTCTGGTAATTCCAGTACATTGGAGATATTGTATTTTCTATATTTTTTGGAATAAAAGCACGGAACATAAGTATAGTACTAAGGGCTGGTAATAAATGAACACCACTCTTATCTGCTTCCTCAACCATACCTTCTGCATGACTAGATATAGACCCTAACTTAGCAGTTATTTCTTCTTCTAGTTCTGCAGTAACATATGGTGCATACTTGGATTTTACTCTAAACCCATCTTTCATTTCATATGCATTCCATAGATTATCTTTAGCATTTCTATATATAGCCTTACGTTCTTCTATAGACTTATTAAGAAAATGGTTATCTAGAAAATCGTTCTCAGAAATAAAATGTAATTGCCCATCTTCTAATCGAATTAACCTATAGTTTAGATAAACTGAAACAGCAAACGCGCTGTTAGGTAAAAATGACATTAATTTAAAAGCAGAGTATGGTTCTGTAGCTCTAGTAATCATTCTACCTATTCTCCATCTATTAGTATTAGATAAATCTTCCTCTTGATTAAAAGTAAGACCATTATATTCTAATGCACCTATTAATTTATTATTAGCTTGGTTTTTACCAAATTGACTAGCAGCTTTTAAGCTAATTAGTTCTTTTGTTAAAATACCATTTGCAATCGTGAAATCATGCATATTATAATGCTTACGAACAAAAGCATCATTAGCATAAAAACTCCATGCAGCAACTCCACCAGATATTGCAGAACGTAAGTTCCAAGACAAACCAATATCTCTACCCCATCTTGAAAAATGCTCAAATACTTTATCTAAAGAAATCTTATAACCTTTTAATGTTACTTCAGGTAATATATCTCGTCTACCATAGATATGATAACCTATGTAAGTATGAACTGCATCCGCTAATTTGCTGCTTGCAGCAGGTTTAGTAAAACCTTTTTGTCTAATAGAACCAGCATTAGTAATTAAACTGTCTAATAGATTTAATTGAGGAGCTACTTTCTTTTTATTTTCATAATTACAAGCCATCCTGTAATATTTAACAATAGCACCAACTAAATCATTAGTACCAGAAGCAGGGTCAGTAAGCATAGTAGTATACATAGTAGGCATAATATTTATCTCTGTACCATTAGGTCTAGTTTCTACCTTTACTCCATGTATTTCATCATCTGGTTGAATACCAAATGCATCTATCATATAATTTCTTGTTCCTGTAATAAGTCCTCTACCACCCCAATAATTAAATATATTACCATTAATTTGTGGTAACTTATAATTATTCTTATAATTAGAGTGAGTAATTTTATCATTAGCCTCATTCATAACATCTAGAATAACATTTCTAAGATTAACTAGAGCTGGATCTCTCATTACAGCATTATAAGCCTTTCTATTATCATATTCTTTAATAGATAATTTAGGTTGTTCTGCCTCTGGTATACTGTTATCGTAGTTTTTATTATAGAACTTAGATTCCTCAGATGTTTCAGCCCAATTGCTATTTGGTACTCTATGCATATACTGTTGACGTACTGGTATTACTTTGGTCATATAAGAAGCATAGTGTTTTACTCCTTTATCATCTACCCATATATCTTCAGATGATACAGCACTTTTACCTCCATTTTCCTTTGCTAGATCACTAAGTTCAGATTTAAATAACCTAACACTACCAACAGTTTTTTTAGTACGTTTTCTCACATTATACATTGCTATATCAAGCTCTTTAATTTTATCTTTAACAGCTTGAGGCATTCTAGTATAATCTGGTTCAAATTTATCAGTTCTATATAATCTTAATAGATTGTATCTAGCTTGATATAACCTATCATATATTTCACCATAATCTTTTTTATTCTGCCTAGATACTTTTTCTTTAAATTCATCTGTAAGTTCCCATCTAGTATTACGCTCCAACCAAGCACTATACAATGTATCGCTTCCATCTGGGGTATATCCTTCCATGTTTTTCATTCTTTCCATTTCTTCTAGGAAAGCATCCATATCTACCTTAGACTCTAATCCCTCTTGTAGTTTAGCATATGCTTCTGTAAGTTCAGCAGCTATCTGTGCTTCTACACTACCCTCTGGTTTTAATTCTCCAGTAATAGGATCATAAGGATTTGCAAGATTTCTTTTCTTCTCTAATAACCTAATATATTTTTGATATTCATCTATTGGCATTCTTTCGAATCTAGGTTTATTAGTACTACTATCTCTGTATGGTTTTAATATGTTATCTATCTCTAGATTTACTTCGGATAGAGCCATATTAGCTTCCATACTTAAATTAGTAAATATAGCATAAAATTCTGGCGTATATTTTCTTTCGCAATTCTCAGCTTTCCAATCATTATAATCTTTTTGATATTGTATCCATAGAGAAGGATTAAGTTTAAGCTCATCAATACTGGCTAATTTATGATTCTTTAGCCAATCTTTTCTAAACTTATATTTATTGTTTTGATATACACCATATCTACGATCTCTAATTAAATATCCAGTTTTTTTACCATCTGTATCTCTTTCAAATAAAAGATTATGGTCTCTTGTATCTTTAGCAGCATTATATAATTCAGCATACTTACGATAAACCTGTTTATGAGTCATAGAATTAACATCTCCAATAACTTTTCTTAATAGTTTAATAACAAATTTAGGTGAGTTTACAGGAGTAGCGAAGAATCTATGATACCAATTTAAATCACCATCAAAAGTAAGCCAATTCATTAGAGCTCTATCTATATTAGGGTCTTTAGCTTCTTCCATCTCAGTACGCAAGAATTTTTCTACTGTTCTTCTAACTGAGTTCCCATACATGTAACCAATGTTTTCTCTATCTATCATCTTTTTAGATGAGAATTCTCTAATCAATCCATCTACTACAGATAATATATTATCAAATTCATTAGTACCTAATATCTTTTCATAGATATTCCTATTAAATTCTGTATTTAGCTCATTATAAAGTTTACGTAAGTTACTCTCATGTGGGTATAAATACTCAGCACCAAAATTATCTAAAGCAGTTCTTAACTTAGTAAGTTCTTCAGTATCATTTGTTATTTGTGCAGTACTTATCTTCTCATCAATAGTTTTAATTACTCTCTCTGCTTCATCTAGACTATATAGTACATTATCTACATACTCTAGACTACCATTAAGGAAATTCGTAATGTTATTGACACCTTCCACATCTGTTATAGAATTCTGAATACTTCTAAGATTGGATAGTAACTTATCATTACGTAAGTTTTCATTTCTATCAAATTTATCTTCTATGACATTGTATCTTAGAGAAGCTACACGGTTCTCTGCTGTCTTAACCATATCAGAGAATACAGATCTAAGTTTGATAGAAGCAATTTCTTCACGCTTACTGGCTGCTGGTAGAACGTCAGGTATATAATCATAAGAATCTTCTCTTTGCTCTAGAGTTTGATATGCGTTAAATTCAATAACATTATCTACTATTTTATTAATTAAGTCTTGATGAGTAGTATTTTTACCAAATAACCTCTTAAACCAATCAATAATTTTTTGAATTAATGTTTTTTCTCCTTTTGTAGCAGGGAAGTCAAACATATTGTGAATGACCTCAGGATTAGAAAACAGCTCTGCAGCAAACTCATATACATTCTTACTAGCATGATCCTCATACTTTTCTGCATATTCTTTTTGAATCTTTCTAAGTTCATTCGCTGCTTCAGTATTTGAAGCTAATGAATCTAGAGTAATAGCATGAGCTATTTCATGTAATAACACATTCTCTAATGAACCATATCTACTGAAATCACCATTTCTATTTACTACAATTTTATTAGAGTTTCTGTCATATATAGCAGGTGTCCAGTAAGTAGCTTCAGGATAAATTTCATTTAATGTTCTATCAGTATATTCAATAGATACAGGATGCATATTTATTTTGGCAGCAACATCATTGAGTACAGTAGCCATTTCAGAATCCATATTATCTAATAGTTCTTTACTATTACTGTAGGATTGCATAGATTCTAGTTGAATTGTATTTTCTGAGTTACTATCTGCTAGATATATGTTATTCTCCTGAGTAGAGAATGTACCCTGATTATCTATTGATTTAATTTGATTAGGATTGGATACTAAATAATCAGATATTGGCTTTGATTCTCTAGTCTCATCTATATTAGTTATAAGAACTGATTCGTTTGCATCGATTTCATTTTTATTTTCTAATAAGACTTTATCCGCCCTTTCTCCTTTACCATCTATTACTAATAAATTTTTAGCACTCAAGAAAACTGGGTAAAATAATTTATCACGATTTGGATTTTTATACGTATATACATCACCAGCTTCTACATGAGAAAACCATATACTTTTTAATTCTTCTACTGTAACACCTTTTAATTTTTTAGCAATGTATCCCCACACAAGTTCATCTTCTTCTCCTTCTTGTATTTCATCTAATGGGATAAAATCTAGTTCTCTATCAACTGCATGTAGTATAGCTTCATCTCTTGGAGAAATAAAAGATTGAGCTGTTTTTTTGGATGTGGTAAAAAAGAATTTAGGAGCTATTTTTGTAGATAAACGCTGTCTATTGTCAACAGACGGAATAGCAAATGTATCAAATTCACTGCTACTTCCATGATACACTACTAAAGGTTCACCATTCTCGTCTACTACTTTGGATTCACCAAACCACTCTTTAAAGCTCTTAGAATAAGTTCTAGCTTTAGCCTGAATAGCAGCTACTCTATCACCATTATAATGCTCTAAAAGGTCTGAAAAGAGCTTAGATGGCTCCCCATTGGGAGCCTTATCTATGCCATTACCATTGTTTTGCGACCATATATGATAAGCCGCTGCTTCACTAGTTGCATTTTTTAATTCTTCAAATTCTCTTGCAACTTCTTCATTTTTTAAATTAGGACAAATTATTTTCATATATGATTACTTTATACAATGATTCATTTCATCTGTAGGAAATTCATTCTCATTATTGAATTCATTATCATTACTTTTTGTTATCGCATTAATGTAATCAGCATAATCAGATTTAAAACTATCTTTTTCAGTATCATAATCATCTGAATAAAGTTCTTTAGCAGATTCTGACATAACAGACACACCAAATTTGTTTATTTCATCCGGATTGTTTTTTAAATATTCTTCCAATAAGTAATTTAAACCAATCATAGCTCTAATATCCTTATTTTTGACTACTCCAGAAATATCTTGATAACCCGCTTTAGGTGAAACTTGTATTCTCGACCCATCTTTAGTAACTATAACTATCTCAGAAAAATAGTAATCATTGAAATCTTGTTCAGTTGGAAATTCTAAATGATCTATAGTTACCCCTGTGTCTTTAGAATATTCTTTTCTTTTTTCTTCTGCTATTTTAGTAATATTAAATGGGTTTTCTTTAATTTTTGAAAGTTGTTTAGAATGTTGTTCAACAGTATTTTCTATTACCTCACCATTTTCATCCATACTAGTATCCACTAATGGTGCTGCATCACTTTCAACAGTACTAAACATATAATCAATTGTATTTCTTGAATAGAATACTCCACTTAACGGTTTACCATTTACTTTATTAGTTTGTGAGTTGATTTTTGGTACAATCTCATTATTAATAATATCTGGAATATCCTCTAAGAAATTATTATCGTATTTAGCAAATCTTGGAGCAACATTGTTACCCGGAATAATAGAGAATCTAGATATATATTTACTTCCAGTAGTATATGGAGACAAGTATTCAGATACAAATCCTTTACCACCTTGTCTAAACCCTTTCTTATTTACTAATATATACAATGGTTTATATGTTTTGGTTTTACCATCATCTTTAATAAATGTACCAACATACTTGTATAGATTATATCCACCAGTAGCATTGTTATCTCTCATTTTAACATATGGGTGATACAATGGAACATCAGTATCATCTTTACAAACATATCTTCTAGAAGATCCTTTAATAGCTACAGGAACTAATCTATTACCAACTTTTTCTCTATGAATATAGATACCTTTACTATTTGTATTTATTACAGGAACCATGTTATTATCTTGCCAGTTATTACGATAGATTTCATCTATATCATCTGGAGTAAACAAATTGGAGAAATCATTTATATTTTCCTCTAAAGTTCTTACAGTCTCATAATAACCAAGTTCATCCAATATTCTAGTAGGTATGAAATCAAACAAAGAATTCAAATGTTTAGTACCATGACCACTAAATACTGCATATCTAACTAAATCATAAGCTAAATCATGTAGTTCTTGATTATCACTATCTAATAATTCCTGCCAGTATTCTCTAATCTGTCTACTAGCATTAGAACTAATATCATCTGAATAATCTAAACGAATATAATCTATAGCTTTGCCTGTAGTATCAGTTACACCAGTAATACTATTAAGGAATAGATTACTAATCCTACCATTAGTAACAGATATAATTGGATATTTACCGCCTTTAGAAGCAGCATCAGAGATAATATCAGTTTTAATCCTATTGATTCTTTTAGCAATAGTATTAGGACCAATAAATAGATCCCTTAACTCTTTCATACTGTTAATTAAAGGGCTGCTGGTACTATCATATAGTGAGTAAGCTCTCCAATAAGAGTCAATAGCATTAGTAAATGCTGTTACAGCCTGTTTATCCTTTACTTTGGAAAATCCACTAGCATTAATAAGAGATCTGAATACCCTATAATACTCATCAGAAGATTGTATATTAATTTTACCAAGTAAATCTAATGTGAACTTAATACTATTATCTATCTTCTTTTGTAAGAAGGTTTCCTTAAAGAATTTATTAACCATTTCTGGTGTGAAATACGGACTAGTATAACAATCAGCAACATTTTGTAGGAAAGTTCTCATTTCAATAGAGTTCTTACCAAACTTCTTAGTATCTACCTGAGAAGCTTTTACAAGATCAGACATTGCCTGAGCCATAGGTTCTAGTTCCTTATATAATTTATATACGAGAATTTGCCCATAGTAATAATCAAAATCTTTTTCTTTATCATTAGCTTTACGAAGAAGATTTTCTAAATAACCTAATTTTCCTTGTTCAGGAATTTCAAACAATACTTGATCTGTAACTTGTTCATTCTTAAGTAAGAGATCAAGATTTTCTTTGTCCTCATTGGATTTAGCCAAGCTCTTTGCTTTAGTAACAAATTTATCATATACTGCTTTTTCCTTCTCTTGGAATCTTCTATAAAATGGTTTAGTATTATCTATAGCATAGACTCCTCTACTCTGTATATAATCATTTGCAAGATCTTTCATAATCTCTTGTGAAACAAAATACATAGTATTCTTACCTACTCCATTTCTCAATAAGAAGTTAGTAAGATTATATGTAAATCCATTTACATTAAGCTTAATAATATAGTTATCTTTAGCAACGTCTACGTGAGCACTAATCAATGCAGACAACCAGTCTAGAATATGAATATCATCTACACCACTAACTTTATGTAAGTTACCTATATTTGGTAAGTACTCTGGAGATTGCATTACTAATTCAACTAACTGACCTAATACATGGTGAGGGTTATTTAATGCGAATGGTCCAATACCACCTTTACTATCAGCAAAGTCCTGTTTTAAAGTATCTTGGTATTCTTCTGTATACTCGTATAAAGCAACATCATTCTTTTTATCAGGGAAATACTTCTTTACAATATCATTTTTCATAATATTAACAGGAACGTCCAATGGTCTAGTAGTATCATGAGTATTCTTAGAATCAAGTAATGAAGCCATAAATGTATCAATCAATAGGTTTTCTATAGCCCCCTGAGATTGTTCATTCATTGGTTTATTATAATCAAATTCTGTCTTAGAAGATATATACGGGTAAACCTTATAAGTTGCATCTGTAATATCGTACACAACATTAGAATTCTTACTCTTAAGGTAATCATTAACCAATGCTGCCATATTCTGTGTAGACCTCCTTGTAATAGGTTCACCGTCTTTGATAGCTAAGATTTCATCAGCATATTCATTAAACCCACTTAATGCTAATTCTATTTCATCTTTAGTTGCTTCTCTTCCGGGCTTATTACTTCTACGAGAAGTATAATTATATCTTGTTAAGAACAACTTATCAATATCAAAGTCAGAACCAGTTCTTGCAGTAAACTCATCTGGTAGTATAATTATATCTCCTGCTTGAGACATTACTACATCTTTAATAGTTAATGCAGCAATAGAAGACATACCCTGAGTAGGTACACGGTATGCCATTGCAGATGGTGAGGCATTAGGGCCAATTATATGATTATCTATTAACCACTGCCTAGCTTGTAGAAATGACATATTTTCATATCCGGGAATTATGTGTTTCAACAGGTTTATTGAAATTACACATTCCATAGATCTATCATCTGCAATTAATTTGAGTCTTTCACCATTGTTAATTTGGTACTTAGAATATTGACCAGCTTCACTAGCTTTTACTTTATCAATAGATTTTAAACCAAATGAAGACATCTGTACAAATGTACCACCCGGCAAATTAATATCTACAGTCTCTTTGTTTACTGCGGATATAATCTTTGTAACCAATTGCTTAGCTACAGGAGAAGCAGACAATGGAACCTTAAAATTACCAGTTTCATCAAGAGTAACCTGATCGATAATATCGGAATCCATATTAGAGGATATCATATCTCTTACTAACTTATCAGATATACCTTGCAGATCTTTAAAAGAATATGTGCCATCTTCATTCTTTTCGGCATGTAAGTCTTTAAGAATTCTGTTGAGCCCTCTATCTGATAGATTGTCAATAGCATCCATTGCTAATTTAATTAGTTGTCTACCATTAACTTTCTTACCTTTTCTACCAGTAACATCTTGATCTACACCGTTACTAGAAGGGATTATATAGTCTCCATCTAATCTAATGTTTGAGAATACTGTTTTCATAGCCTGAGTAACCAACATACGCTTTTCAGCATCATGAGCTTCAATAGGCATCTGATTAAGTAAGTTACCAAAATTCTGTTGTCTATATACAATAGGTTTAGAATAGGTTCCTTTATCATCCTTTTTGAATTCTTCTGTTATTTCATTTTGAGTAGCATCTGTATAGAAATCATACTCTTTGATATTACCTACCTTTACTGCGGATTTTGTAGTAAACATATCAATAGGATTATTAACATCATTCATCCTATCATACAATACTCTTAAATCTCCAGTAGCCAGTACTTTAAATAATGGGAATATAGCCATCTTATTAAAGATAGGCATATTAATGAATTCACCGGGTATTGGTTGAAGTATTTCATTACCAAAGTATACCATCTTTTTAGGAGATAATACAGCAGATAATGTATTTACATATTTTCTAATATCACCCAAATCATCAGCATGTTGCTCTACATAATCAATAGCTTCTTCTACTTTAGGATCTAATAAACCTTGACTAGCTAAAATAGCTTTATACATAGTAGGTGAACAGTATACAGATGCATCAGCTTGGTTAATTGGAGTTTCTTCTTCATTAACCTCTATATTACCATCCTTGTTCATCTTGATATCACCATACAATGACAAGTCACGTTCTGTGCTCTCTTTAGCCTTATCTTTGATACCTTGTGGTATACTTTCATTGTTAAATAAGTCACCAGATTCAAATGCAGTATCAATGTATTCTTTGGTGTATTTACCAGAGTTCTCCATTAATTCTCTTACATATGCATCATAGATTGCTTTATATAATTCTTTTGGTTGATTAGTGCGTAATTCTACATCTTTCAATCCTGCTACATTATATCTACCTTGTTTGTATCTAGCAACCTTATTCATTATGTGATTAGGGTCAGAGAAATCTGTTCTAGGTCTATCACCAGTTGACAATGTACCAGCAAGACGTTTAGATACATCAGGATAATTTTTAAAGAATGCTACATCTTTATACAAGATCTTTTCTGTTTCAAACATTGATACAAAGTTATTAACAGTAAATGTAGAAATAGCATCATAAATAGCTATATGGTTTCTATTTAGTTCATTTTCCTTTCCTGCTAATGTAGCAATATCATTAGATAACTTATTGGCTCTATCATTAATAGAACTTACAGGTAAGAATTTATTTTTATAATACCCATCACTTGTTTTCTCAATTAGACCTAATTTCTGTACATAATCCAATTGTTTACCAACAAACACTCCTAATGTAGTATTTAAGTCTTCTTTCAATTGAGCAGCATTGTTAAAATAATCCATCAACTCTTTGTCACTCATTGAACTGAAAGAAATATATTGCACATTACCATCTTCAGTATAATGATATACACCACGAGCAATTCTAAACTTACCTCCTTTACCGTTATCCTCACCTCTTTTACCAAAGTACATGGTAGGTCTGTTGGAATCATCAATCTTATCTTCTACTAATTTCATTCTACGATACTGTAGAATTGCATCATATTCACTTCTATAGTATTTATAGAATTGATTTAATACATCGTCAGAAAATCTCATTTCAACATAATCGTCAACAGGAGTAATGTTTAAAGTACGACCTTTAAACATTTTTAATCCTTGAATTGGCATATATGTCTTTTTATCAGACATCGTAGGTAAGATAAGAATATCATTTTCAGAACATACAAATTTAGAAATAAATGTTTCTATTCTAGGAGCCGATTGATAATCTGTACCAGTATTACCAGAATTATATTCTGTAATATTAAGTAAAGTACCTACAGTAAGTCTAGTATTAGGACTATTCTTTAATGTATTATAAACTAGTGAAGAAGAGTTAATAGGACATTTTAATAATCTACTAACATAATTTCTATCATTATTAAGCTTCTTAATTTCCAAAGTAAGATAATTATGCTTAGATAACGGGTACACTGTAGTATTCTTAGGTCCTAATACTTTCTCTTCAAGATTATTGTTATTAAGTTGATAATGAACAATAGCCAAGTTTAATATACTATTCTCTCCAGTAAATACACCATCAATAGATCTTTTAATCCTATCATTAGGTTTGTCTTTAACAGGTCTACGCAAAATTTCAGGAATTGCCTTGGCTAAACTACCATCTCTATTACTAGATAATAACTCTTTAGCTGCTTGTAGTATTGTAGGCTTATTAACTGAATTGACTGATGATACCTTATCTACAATAGCTTGGTATAAAGTATCAAAATTAATTGCAATACCAATCTTATTATATACATCTACATAGCTATACAATACCGCATTAAAATCTTCATTGCTAGTAGATTCATTCATTCTAGCTAACCTAGTATTTAATGTATTGATATCATCTCTAATAGTCTTTAGTAATTCCATGTTAGGCTTACGATTACCTTCTGCATCAGTAATTACCATGTTACTATTATAGAAATTTCTATTCCAATCAGCTACTAATCTTTTACCATTACGTAGATTAACACTACCACCTAAGTTGGCTATGTATTGAATAGTATCTGTTCCAATATTTTGGAATCCTACTGTAAGGAAGTTGTGTCTATAACCAGTAATGGTTTGAAATATTTGAGTCTGAATATTAGAATCCTTTACTGAGGATAACTTATTATATACAGAAGCATAGAATGGGTCAGTTTTTGCTAATTGAGCAGATTTCCTGATTAATCCATCATAAGTATCTTCATCAAATAATTTATCTACGATTCGTCTCCAAGCTGGAAAGAATGGTGTTACTCTAGGTAGTCCAGTTTCAGCATTCATATCTCTTACATAACTATCTGTAGCTTTATTGTATACACGATCTTCAATAGAAGATAAGAAAAGTTTTACAGCAGGTCTAATATTATGTAATATAGATACTTCGTAGGAAGCTTTATCACATTTATCAAAGTTTTCCTTTTCAATTTCACCACCATCTCTTTCCTCAGTTTCATCATATTCCTCCTCTTCTTTTACCTGTCTTAGGCTTAAAAAATCAAGATAGGACTTAATATCTTTTTGGAATATATCAAAGTGCTCATACAATTCATTAGCAGCTGCTCTTTGCTCTGGTGTAGCATTATCATCATATGATAAATCCTCAAGTAGATCACGCATATCTTGATAATCAATCTGTATTTTTGTAAGATCATCTACAAAAGATTGTGAGCTTAATGATTGATTAATATAAGATATTGCAAAAAATTCTACAGCCTGATTATAGTTATCAAGAGATTTTATGTTTTGGAAAGTGTACCCATGTTGAGTAAAGTTTACCCTATTTCTATAAGCTTTCTCAAATCTATCTTTAGCTTCTTGACTTACTGGAATATTAGCATACTTACCTTCATATATACCTCTAAAGATTTTAGTAGGAGTAGTTCTACCAAATAAAGACATAATGAAATCTCGTAGTTTTTCAAACCACTTAGTAATCCTATAAGACTTTCTTGGAGTCTTATACATCATATACCCTCTAAATTCTTCTGCTAATGCTTCTTCTACATATTTATCAGATGCATTTTTAAGATTAGAGTGTATTCTACGATATTCTTCATATACTTTATTTCTTTCTTGATCAGAAAGTAATAATAGAGATACTCTATGGTATGCTTCGTGAAATTCTACACCAGCTGGATCACTATTATATAGTGTTATACTATCTTTAGTCATATAAGACATAGCTGTTGCAGGCATATCAGAAGATACAGCTACATCAATTATATTGATCTCTGCATCTGTCATACCTAACTTTTGTTTCAAGAAATTTTTAGCTTGAACCTTATTCAGTTTCTCCTTAGTAGTATATTTTTTATTAGGAGTAAAGTTTACTTTAACTTCTTTTTGACTACCACCCATACTAGATAAATCATTAAATGATCTACGTCTTCTAGATGGTTTAGGAGTTTCAGATTTAGGAGCTTCTTCTGTTGCTGGAATTGCTGTAGAATTAGGTATAGTTGTAGGCATATCTTGAGTCATACCATCTGCAATTACATATGGTCTTTCATATCTTCCTGCATTAAGATTAGATTTGATCATACCATTTCTTATCATCCAAGATAATAATGTATGGTTCATATCTTCTCTAGTAAATACTATACCATCAAATAGTTCTAATCTACCACCTGCTTTTTCAACACTACTAGCTAATCTACCAGAAAATAATAGATTCATTTTCATGTTAACTGCTAATTTATCATTTCCTTTTGAAGGAACTTTAAAAGGCATAGAACCATTAGATAGTAACCAATCTTCAAAATGCTTTCTCTCTTGCTCTTTCTGCGCAATAGACAAACCTGCTAAGGATACTTCATTGATACCATAGTGCAATACACCAAACTGACCTTTATTGTCTATATACAATTGTTTATTACGCAAATTAGCTTTTGCAGAATCACTAATATCAGAGTCATTGTTTACAGAAGTAGGTTCACCATAGTTTAAGAACATTTCAATAATATCAGATGCAATTAAATCTGTATTATTTATATTCTGCCCACCCTTAAAACCACTTCTAAACACTATAGTAGAGATTGCCTCTGCTAATTTAGGATAAGAATTGAAGCGCGCTAGAGATAATTTTAATGGTAATGGTCTACCAGACAACCTTTTTTTACCATCGATAATATAATACACACCACCAGAAGTAGTACCAATAAAACCAGTATTATCACCTTCTACGGTAAATATTGTACTTGTACCTCTAACACCAGTACTATATCCAAAGTTATTGATTTCTTCATCTAGATTACCACTAAACTGAAATACATCTTTAAATTGTTTATCATTTACTGGTATCTCTTGAGAAATAGTACCTTCAATAGCATTATGCAACAACAATCTAGTAGGAGTTACCTTTATTCTAGTATCTACCTTATTTAGTAAAGACCCATTTGAATCTTTCATTACAAACCTAGAGATAATTTCTTGTCTACGTTCCCGTAGTTTTCTTATCATCTCAGGATATTCTTCTGGAGTAAGATTACGAATATTGTTCGGACTTCTCATCGCAACCCAATACCTTTTACCATTTTCAGTATTAGTAATTATTAATCCTACTCTGGCATAATCATAGGTACTAGGATCATTCCATTGTACTGTTTTCTTACGAATATTATCATAGTAAGGTGCTACAGAATATTCATAAGTAAGTTTATCTTGTTTAGTTTTAAACAGCTTAGGTAATTCAGAGTTAGGAGAGAATTGAATTCTAGCACCGCCTAATTCTATAGTTTCACCAATATTAGCAGTAGGAGTATAATGGAAAGTATTTAAAATACCTAACTCACTATTCTCTGTGAATTCAGCTAATTCTGAATCACTAATAGCATCAGGTGGAACCGAACCGGGGGTTACTGGTGTAGGTATAACTCCATCTTTGGCTGCATCGTTAACTTCTTCTTCAGTTAAATCTGCTGGTTGTGGATCAAACAAATCATCTACAGTAATCTCAGCAACTTCTGCTGGTGTTGTCATTTTACCTCTAACATTCTCTGGCATATTGTAGTATGCAGTAGAATACGCTCCCTTAATAGCATCAAAATGTTGAGATAACTTTTCTCTATCCCTACCAATAGCTTCATACATATTCAATGCTACTTCTTTGAACTTGTATGCTCCTAAGTTAAATGCTTTACCAAGCATTGTTAAGAAAGCTTTGAATATTTTTGCTTGCTTTTCAGCTTGAGCAGCAGGATCAAATGCGAACCCTAAAGTATCATCCTCAAGAAGATCAAAGAAGTTTCTTGCTGCTTCATTAAATTCTTCTCTAGCATCTGCAGTATCCTTTTTAGCCTGCTCAGTTTT